GATTACCAAATTGTTGAATATATCTCCTAAGCAAAGTAATAAATCAGGTTTTTCAACCTCTACAATCTCTGATAACCAGTACATTGAATTTAAGATACGATTTAACTCCTTTGTGAAGCGATTCTCTAGCCTATTCCAAGGAATAAATGACCCTTTCTCCCTAAAATGAATATCAGAATAATAAAGAACTTTCATTATTCTCCCTCCATTGCTAATTCTTGAAACTTTTTAGCTAAATAATCAACTACCTTCTTGTCAAACCACTCAAAGAACTCCAAAGCTTTACATCTAGAAGGGAGAAACTCTAAGTAAGGATCTTTATGTAAATGAGGAGAAGCATAAGGTCTATTAGCCACCCATAAGATAAAATCAAACCCTTTAAACTTAACCTTATATCCATCATAAAACTCTATTTCAGGATCTGCTTTAATTAGAAGATCAACTAAACCATCCATAAATTTAGAAGAAGGAAAATTCCTTATCCAAATGCTAGGAGTAAGGAGAATCTTGATTAGACATTTAATTTTCTTCATAACCACCCCTTTCAAATTAAAAAGTAAAAAATCGGATTGGCTCTAAAGAGCCAATCCTAAATCTTTAGTTAACTTTTTCCTAATCTTCAACCACTTATCTCTACCATCTTTATACTTCCACTTACCTATTTCAGTTAACACCTTTGCTAAGAATAGAGGTTCAAACTTCCTATTCTTCCAAGTCCCCTTATTAGTTTGTTTTTCCATATACTCTAACACTTCAGGACTTGGATTAAAATATTCTTCAAAGAAAATTCTTGTCCCTTCATCTTGAGTTTCAGCCCAAGCCATTATTTTATCAATCAATTCCTTACCAATAGCATAGGTTTCTGGATTAATAAATTTAACCACTGGAATTGGAGACTTGCTAACATTAGTATAGGGCGATAATACTTGTTCTATAAAGGAAAGTTGACTTTCAGGTTCTACCACTTCTGAAAGAGGTACTTCTTTAGGTTGAGAATTTAGTAAGTCTTTTATATGGTTGTGTAAAGCAGTTTTGATATACTTCCATCTCTGGGATTCAGGTAAAATTCTAACTTGTGGAGAGTTAAGAAGTTCCAAACCTTTTAAAAATAATTCTTGATAAAGTTCATCATAGTCTAATTCTTTAGGCTTTTTCTGCAAAAATTTATGAACATGGCTCTCAAGAGATACAGCATAAACTTCTTGTTCTGATATTTCAGGGAGTCCAAAAGACTTTAAAACATCGTTAACTTCACTAATATTATTGCATTGTTTGATATGCTGAACAACTTTTTCAGATATTGATATTGGAACTGATAACCATTTTTTGAAATTATTTGAGAAGCAAATAACAATTCTTTGCTTTCCTCTTCTTACTCCTCTTTTTTGAACTTTAATCATCCTAACCTCCTCCTAAGTCAATTAGAACAAACCCTTACAACTAGTTGTGAGGTTGAGAAATGAATTTTTCATTCTTCAGGAATGAAATCTACTTCTGCTGTTGGGTCTTCACACTCAATATCTTCATTTTCAGATTCAGATCTATCATAATCCAACCCATCTCCAACTTCTAAAATAACTTCAACAGGTTGTTCTTCTCCCCATTCACCATCCCACCAAACAAAACAACCTATTGTCTTTCCAGAAACACCAACAAGCGGTTCAGGATCACCATTCAGATCCCTTCCACGATGGAAATAGAATATATCCCAACCATATTCTTTTAGTACTTTGCGAAGAGGAGGAAGAGGATTGATACCAAGTTTATAACAGCCAAGAATGTAATTTTCAAGTTCTTCTTTACTTTTAATACCAAAATGGTCAAGAAGTAATTGAATTGGATTCTTGTGATAAAAATCTTCTTTCTGCTTTTCTAACTCTTTAGCTATCACTTCTGTTTTATCAATAAGACCTAAAACTTTTTGAAGCTCTCTTTCATCAATATAACCATCTTGATAAGCCTTTTTAACTAACTCCCTTGCTCCATCAGGGGAAATTTCGTAGTCGTTCCATAACGGATGAGATACACACCTACAAGTTCCCATTCCTAAATCAATTGATGAATAACAGTTCAGCTCTTCAACCAAAATTTTACCTTCTTCAGGGTAAATGTAGAGAGCTTTGTCAACGACTTCTTCCCCATACATATTTTTTACTGTGCTGAGGATTACCTCTTTCATCTCTTCCTCCCTAACCAGTTTTGTTTCCTTACCTATAATTATAGGCCTTTTTCAAGAGAAGGCAAGTGGTTTTCTTACAAAGTAGGTAAATTTCCTACCTACTACCAAATTTTAACCCTCCATACTTCTTTCTTAGGGGAGTAAATAAACTGATCAAGACTGGGTTCATTAAATTCTTCTTCACCTATCTTTTCATATTCAAAATTATAATTCATTTTCATTAACTGTTTAAACATCAATAAATCTCTTACAAACCCTGTTCCTTCTAGTTCAAGGTAATCTGGAGTAACTACTTTCCTCTCCCATTCTATTCCTCCAAACCAGCTTCCATCTCCCATAGTAGCATCTATCCTAATAGGACAAGTTAACCACTCATATTTTTTCATAGGTATTATTTCAGCATTTTTAATCACAAGGTTAAAAACTGTAATTAACTCTCCAGGATAAACATCTATAACAATAGCATCGTGAACAGTTCCTATAAGAACAGACTTCAGATTTAATTTTTTCATATTCTCCCAGAGTCTAACTGCACTAGTAGTAGTTAAATCAGAAGCTGAGGATTGAACAGGATAGTTAACAGCTTTACGCTTGGCTTCCTCTTTCTTCCACTTATCAGATTCAAAAGCCATTGGAACTGGAATAATTCTATTGAATGCTGTTACAACAAAACCATTTTGTAAGACAAACCTGTGCTGATTCTCTATCCATTTTCTAAGATTGGAGTAACCTCCAAATAGATTATCCATCCATTGCTGAGCTTCCTCTAAGCTAATGTTGAAATCCTCAGCTAAGGACTTAGCTGTTTTACCATAAAGGATTCCAAACACAACAGTTTTAGCAATCTTCCTTTCTTGCTTAGTAATCTCTTCCATAGGCTTATTAAATATCATAGAAGCAGTTCTTTTATGAACATCTACCCCTTGCTTATAAGCCTCTATGAGTTTAGTTTCATTGGAAAGACTTGAGGCAATTCTAACCTCTAACTGAGAATAGTCAAAGCTAACTATAAGTCCTCCTTTATCTTTCCATCTACTAACAAACATTCTCTTAATGTCGGACTTTGATGCAACAGTATGCCATCCTGATGACCATCTACCTGTTATTGTTCCTGCTATGTTGAATTCAGGATGATACATCCCTAGGTCGTCTATACTACTTATAAATCCATCTATGTAGGTTGACTTTAATTTTTTAAAAAGTTTTATTCTGTAAAACAATTCTATAAATCGTTTTTCTTCTGAACCTTCTGGAAGAGAGGAGAGATATATGTTAATAGCATTCTTACCTAAAGAAGGCTGTCCTTTTTGAGTTGTTTCTACTACAGGTAATTGGTAGACTTTAAATGCTACCTCCTTTTGATGTTTTTGAGAAGAAGGATTAAACCAAGATACTTTTCTTAGTTCTTTCCATTCCTTAATTTTGGGTAATTCCTGTAACTCTTTTTCAGCTCTTTCTATTTCAGACTGATATTTATAGTCAAGAAAATCTCTAACTTGTTTATCTACCTTAACTCCTTTTATTTCAGATTCAGCTATCATAATTGTAGCCTTATTAAGAGCTCCCCTAATCTCGTCACAGTTAAATACTTTAACTCTCTCAGAAAGCACTAAATAAATCTCTTTAGTAAAGAGAATATCAAATCCAGCATACTTAATTAGTAAAGAAGTTGGAATATTTCCATAATGTCTATCTTTCCTTAGACGATACCTTGACTTTAAATATTCCTTAACTTCTTCATCCCATCTACCATCTAAACCTAATACCTTAACAGCTATGTCTTTAAGTTGTAAAGTCTCTCCAAGTTGAACCTTGTTAAATACAAAATGAGCTAAGAACAGAGTATCATCTTTCACCTTAACTTTAGTTAAATCTACTCCTGCTTTAGTTACCATAAACTTTAAGTCAAACTTTATGTTGTGTCCTATTACAGGAATTTTCTCAAGAAGCTCTTTAGTAAGCTTAAGAATCTTAGCTGAGTAGGAGGGATTAGGTAAAACTTCCAACTTCTCATACTTGTCTCCTGGAAGAGGGTCTTTATTGTAAAGAGGTATTACATATCCATAAGGGTCATTGGGGAAGGAGAAGGTTAACATAATAACATCATTCTTGAAAGGATCAAATCCAGTAGTTTCTATGTCAAAACAGAACCACTCAGGATTTTCTTCTAATTTGCTTTGTAAGAGGTTAACAACTTCTTGGTTAACTAGAACTTTGATTAAGTTTTCCCACTCCACTTGTCTATTGTCTAGTACCTTACCAAATACTGATATAAACTTCTGCTTCCACTTAGGATTCCTCAAGATAGAAGCAGGATGGAAGTTAGGTATAACCTTAAATCCTTTCCACTCTAGTTCTTTACCAGCTAACTCAGAAATCTTACCTTTTATACCTAATCCTTTCAAAGCAGTGTTACCTAAAGGCATTATAACTACATCTTTGCCTTTAAACTTTTCAAGCTCTTCCAACAAGTAGGGTAAACAGCACTCAATTTCCTTATCAGTAGGAGGTCTAACTCCCTTACTATGGTTAAAAGGATCAACATAAGGACAACACTTAACTACATTAGTTATGTAGCAAACTTCCTCAAACTTCTTATTGAAGAGCCTAAATACCTCTTCCAATAATTTACCTGACTTACCTACAAAAGGTTTCCCTTCAAGGTCTTCTGTTTTTCCAGGGGCTTCTCCTAGTATTATAATATTAGGATTTTCTAAATTACCTCTTGGTTTAACAAAATGAGATTTACATTGTTTATAAAGCTTACAAGTTTCGCATCTGGAGTTCATCTTATCCCTCACTTTACTTACAATTTATCAGATAGATAATTATTGCTTAAAGCAATACCTTCTTGAAACTTCTACTATTTCAACATTTCTAGAAAGTCTTATAAATTTTCCTTCAACATCTTCAAACTGCCAACCATCACTATTCTGCATTGTATTAGGGTACTCTGTATAATACTCAGCCACAACTTTTCCTCCAGAGTATAATCTTACTCTAAAACAAGAGTTACCAATATTTCTACTAATATCAGCAAAGCGATTAGAACAAGACTTTGGAACACATGAACAAGAGTAAGAAGTTGCTACCCCTATTAGGGTTAGGAATACCAAAAGATATTTCCTCATTCTATACCCTCCTAAATTTCATCATGCTTTATTCCTAATATTACTATATTACTTTTGTTAACAAACTTCACTTTACTTAAGTTCAACTAAATAACTCTTTTCACCATTCTTAACATAAAACCTTCTGTCATCATACATACCAAACTTCCACTTCTCATTAAGAGGTAAATTAATTTCAACCTCTTTCAACCCTTCCTTCAAGGAATTAGCAATCCAAACCTCAATGTTAGAGAAATACTTAGCTATTACTAGAGGATTCCCTGTAATAGCTCTATATCCTTGCATAATAGTAGAAAGCACTTTCTCAGCAGGTAAAATTTGTACAATCTTTCTCATTGAACCTCCCCCATGTACATAATTTCTAGCTTCCTTTTTAGTGGAATTCTTACTCCACTCTTACCTCTCCTGTTAAATCCAAGATAGAAGAAACCTTCCTCAGAACCAGTTTTAAAGTTTAATGAACTAATACTCCAACTTCTGTGAGCTTTCCTTGCTGAGTGTGCAAGGTCGTTAGGCTCTATTGCCTCTCCTTTATCAGGTTTAGACCAAGCATCTCTCACTGGTTGGGAGAAAGTTAGGATGGGAACATCCCACTTTACAGCTAATCTGATTAAATCTGAGTAAATATCTCCTGAGTCCTCATATAAGCTATCTTTACTACCTGATGAAGGTAGTAAACAATCGTCGTAGTCTATAATTATGAAGTCAGGTTTCCATTCTCTTACTACCTTTTGCCTAGTTAACCAACTGTGAATTTCCATAGCTGAAGCAGACTTTTCAGGATAGTAGAGCACAAAGAGATAATCTTTCAAAACTTGATTATAAATCCTTTCCTTAAGCAAGTTCCACTCATCCTCTTCCATTTTAAGTATATCTGTATAGCTAATACTAGCTATTCTTTGAACATACCTCATAAGTACTTCATAGTGGGTTAGCTCTAGAGTAACATGTAAAACCCTCTTACCTAATAAAACATTAATAGCTCCTACATTAACTCCTAGAGCAGATTTACCAGCCTTAGGAGGAGCTTGAACTACATGTATCTCTCCTGGAGCAAACCCTCCATAAAAAATGTTGTCTAAGGTGGGAAAACCTGTTGAAACTAGTACACTAGGAGAATACCTTTTTATTAGCTCCTCTCTAACTAAATCTAAATCTCCCAAATTGACAGCATTACTAGTAGAGGCTCCTATACTGCTTATATATTCAAATTTTTCTAATACAAAACCTACTTTTCCTTCCATAACCAATCTTGGAATATCAGATAGAAAACTTTTTACTTCTACTTCTTTAAGGAAGTAGATTACCCTTTCCTTTACATAGGAAACATCTACAGACTCTTTGAAGAGTCTTTTAGCCTCTAAAATAATTTCTCTCTGCTTTTCATCATCTAATCCAACTTGAACTAAGTAGTTAGTTATCTCTAACAGATATTGCTTAGGTTGGAAGTTCTCATCAGGAGATAAACTTTGAAGAACTTGGAAGAACAAGTTGTAAGGAGGCTCAAACATTTCTTGGCTTAAGAGCATTAAAAAGTCTAGCCTAAAGAGAGGGTCTTGAACTAAAGCACAAAGAACCTGAAATTGGAACTCCTTAGAATAAAGCTTGGGTTTTTCATTCATCCTGAACCTCTTTGTTGGTTGTTTATTACCAAACCTTTAAATCATCTTTTATCTGGTCTCTCCAACTGAGAATACAGGTTAAATTTTTATCGCTTAAACATCTCAATAACTTCGTCATCTTAGTCTTAACGATGTTAATAACTTCATTATCACTCCTAACTGGTTCAATTGGATATTCAGACTTCCAGTAGAAAATTTCTTCCTTAATATCCTCCTCAATTCTATCTAAACCATACCAATCGTACAATTTTCCATAAGAGATATTAGAGCTACTCCTTTTAAGTTTCTTCAAAATGTCTTTAGCCCAAACTGTAATATCTTTGATGTGTTTTCTCTTATCATCATCTTTCTCAAAGAGGTACAACTTAACCGTATGGCTTAATATCTGATCCCATAACCCTTGAGTTTGCTTTTTAATCTGATTAGCTTCTTCTAACTGGTCTAACAAATCTAACAGCTCTCTTATTAGTTCCATCTATACCTCCTTCCAACAATTACTACAAATCCACTAACTTGGATAATAAACTCTTGAACCCATATTTACCAAATAACTTAGTAGCTAACATTAAGTCTTTCTTAGTGAAGTCTAACTGAGTATCAATATCAGCTAAGTCAACATACCTGAAGTCAATCAGCTTTAGGTTTCTTTCTACTATGTCTAAACTATCTAATACCCTCCTAGCCCAAGTTTCCTTCCTCTGTTTAACTAAACTCTCCAAGTTGGAAATTTCAGGCTCCAAGTTTAGCTTAAACATCTCCTTAACAATCTGGGTAGCCCTCTTATCTCCTATTCCTCTAACTCCAGGAATGTTGTCTGAAGAGTCTCCCATTAGAGCTTTTTTTAAAGCTAGGTATTTAGGATGATAACCATATTTTTCTATAAAGTCCTGCTCAGATGTATAGTACTCTCCTTTCATAGGCCTGTGAACTTTAACAGACCATTGTAATAATTGAAGATAATCCTCATCATCAGTATGGACTGTTGACTTACTCTGATAGAACTTAGTAGTAAGCCAATAGATAATATCATCAGCCTCTTGTTCTGAAATTTGAACCACAGCTATACCTAAAGCAGGTAAAATCTCTTTTAGAATTTTCTGAGTAGTAGAAAACTGTTGTCTAAACTCATCGTCGTGCTTTTCCTTAACTTTATAGGTTTCTAGTAGTAGCTTTCTCCTCTTAGAATGACCTCCATCAAAAACTACTACCATATTAGATAAATTTCCAATAGAAAAGAGAGTTCTAAGAAAGATGTAAGCTCCTCCTGTAAAAATGTTGTTGTAAGTTAATCCTTGACCTTTATGAATAGAACGATGCATAAGGTAGTTACCGTCTATAAAGTGGTAATGGTTATTCATTTATGACTTCCTCCTTTAAAACATTGGTTTCATAGTATTCTTTTAAAGTTTTGTAAATAGTTTCAAAGGAAGGTTCTAAGTTATCTAACAACTCCATCATAATTTCATTGTCTTCTTTACCATTCCAATCCTTAATATACTTACCTTCCTTATAGCCAAAATCCTTCCTGAGTTGATTTAAAGCATTCTTACCTAAGTAAAGCTTCAATAACATTTCAATAGACATACCAGCAGTCCTAACCATCTCAAAGAAAGTTCCAAAATACAGGTCTAAATAGACTTTGTCTTTATGAGTTGTAAAGAGTCCTATTTCAAATAACATTTCTCTATAAAGCTTCATTAGAGTTCTGGGATTAAGGGAATAGGTAGTAGGTTCTTTGGTAGCTTGGAAGTGAATGTAATGAGCTAAATCTTCCTTATCCACTCCTACTAAATATGCTCCTTGTATAGCAAAGGAAAGGAGAAAGTGGAAAATATCAACTAACTCCAACCTAACATTATTTATGTCTATTTCGGATTGCTTTTTCCACCAAGCCCAAGGAAGGCTATCCATAAGCTCAGCAAACTCTTGATTAGTAGCTATTACCCAATCTTCCAAAACCCTGTTAGTTTTCCAGTTAGGATCAATATTGGAATTGAGCTTATCTTGTAATTCTATTGCTTCCTTAAATAGTTTTACCATTGTTTACCTCCTATTCAACTTTTAACCCAGCAGAAGTAAAGAGTTCAGTAGTTTGATCAGATAACCATGATGTCATCTTAACCTTTTCAACTTGAAAGTTCTTTAATGTAGGAATTAGAATCTGAACAGTGAACTACTCCGCCCTTACGGACGGAGCTTCTGAGGGAGTTTGGTAGGTTATCCCTACCCTTATCCCTCTGGGCGGGTTCACGCCACCCTCTACTCCTATCCCTGCAAAAAGCAGGGACTCGGAGATACCTTTGCTTAACTTGTAGATTCTTATCTTGACCACTTTTTTGAGTCCCGTTACAAGGTCAAACCACTTCTTCTTGAACTTCCTTAAAATATTCCTCGCCCCATTGACATCTGCATTGATGAATCCTTTAAATGGGGATAGGAATAGTCCTCTCTTTACCCTCCTTCCGTTACCTTTGCTTTCTTTTGTTACTCCTGCTTTACTGTCACAAGAGTCAGTAACGGAAGTATAGCTCTCGTCTATCAGCTTAACCTCTATTCCCACTTCTCTGAGCTTGTAGGTTAGGAATTCTGTTACTTTCCCATGAGGTAATAGCTTGAACATCTGATTCACAAGGTCAGGTAAGTTGCTCTCTTTGTTCTTTGACTCTTGGACATTTCCTATTACTACCGTCTTTACTTTGTTCCTGAGTGCAAGTTCTTTTATTAGGTTGCTAACTTTGTGAGCGTAGTCCCTCAATAAGTTCTTTACGCTCTTCCAAAGCCTGTGGAGCTTCTTTTCTACTTGAACAGTTGGTAGCCCTTTATTCTTAAGATTGTCCAGCCTTCTTTGCAGGTTAGCTATCTTTTTGAGCTTCCTCCTGAGTAAAGTCTTTAATCCTCTTCCATCTATGATGTAGGAAATTGGATTCCCTTCTATTACACAGGTCGCAAAGTTTGAAATTCCGTAGTCTATCGCTAATACCTTGTCTCCTTTAGCTTCAACTTTAGGAACTTCTTTCTCATACACTACTACTAGCTTAAAGCTTATATGACCGTAGGCTTTATATGGAACTACTTGAACATTGAGAACTTTAAACTTTTCTAAACCTTTATACCTCGTTTCTATCCACAGGTATTTAGGGGAAAATCCAAACTTTTTGAGTAAATACTCTTTCAAGCTCTTTGAAAGTGAGAGTCTTATCCTACTTCCTTCAACCTTGAATCCTGTTTTGTCCCAAGTTACTACTCTGTGAGGAATTTTAGAACTTACATAGTTTGGTGGTTTAACCGTTTTTACTCCTTTCTTTTTGAATTTTTCAGGACTTTCTAAAAACTTGAAAAAGTTCTTCCATCCTCTTGACAGTTCGTCAAGGACTATCTGAGCAGAGCGGGACTGTAAGGAGCGTAGGTGCAAGGATATGTCTTTGAGTTTGTTGTATAGGTCTCTGTAATCTGGTTTTGCTAATCTGTTCTTTACGAGGTAGTTTGCTTGATTCCAGAGCTTTCCAGCATGGTAGGTGAGGTGTCCAAGTATTATCTGCTGTTCTTCTGTTAAATTGTTTAATTCAAAAACTATTGCTCTTTTCATCTCCATAGTTATAATTTATACCTATAATTATTTAATTTCAAGGTATTTACCTGCGGGCTTTCATCCCCTCCCTTACGGAAGGGGTCTTCCCACCCGCAAAAGATAAACTCTTTCCCTTTAATCTTTCCTACTGATCTTGGAACAAAAGAAACTTCATTAATAACATCATAACCATCTCCTACTCCAACTACTTCAGAACTTTTTTCAAAATCGTTGCTAACAAAAATACGATAAACAACTTGGTTATCAAGTGAATCAAACCCTTTCTCTACTCCTACCATAGCAAAGTACTTCCAATTCATACCTAACCCTCCTTTATGTACTTTTCTATAAAAGAAGTTATTAAACTGTCAACTTTAAAGCTCAAAACCTCTTTCTCTTTGGTTAAAAGAGGTAAAAGAGCAATAAGAATAGGAAAATACTTAACAGGGTATATCTGAGCCCTACCAAAAACATTGGTAAGGATTTTACCTGTTTTATTTTCACGAACTATTAAGATAAACCCATCATAAATAACTTCATCTCCATTCTCACCTTTAACAACAACTCCCTTTTCTTTATCCCACCTAGCCCAACGATCTTCTCTTAATTGTTTACCTTCTAGTTCAAGTTCACCCTTTTCCAACACCTTACCATCTTCAATAATACCCCAACAACATCCTCTTTCAGACACTCCTATATGTAGTTCTTTCATCTAATCCTCCTCTTCAACTGTTTTAACTTTTAAAACATTTTGATATATTCCTTTAATACTTGCCTTTTCTTGGAATTAGAACTACAATATATTATAACCTCATATAGAGGTGAAAGATTGTTACTAACACTAAGCATTAAGTCAAAGAAAAGAAGTGTTATAAATAAACTGGAAAAGGCTTCCAAAACATTTCAACATTTCAAGAACCTCCTCTACCTTTGTGCTATTGAATATTTTGCTAATACCAGAGATATTAAACCTTTTACCCAAGTTAGTTTCCTTGGGAAGTTTGTTAAATGTGAAGTTGAACTACCTTACGAGAATGAATCCATCAAGAAATGGAAAGAAGAACTTAGACAACTATGGCAAGAGAAAATAGGGAGTGATACTGTTAAAATGCTAATCAATGTAATAGCAAGGGAGTATAAGGCAGTTCTTTCTTTATGGAAATTAAACCAGAAAGCCAATTTACCAACTCCTAAGAAATTAGACTCTCTTTACTCCTTTACCATTGAAACCAATCCAAATATGGTAGTTGATAAGAGAAAACTTAAAAGCAAAAAGAAGTCCAATCACATAGTAGTAAGAATTGGAAAAGCTTTTGGTGCAGTTAGAATCAAAATTCCTAAATCCTTAAACTTTAGTGGACATCTCAAAATCAGATGGAATAAAGATCAGGATGTAGAGTTTCTAATCAACTATGAAGTTGATGTTGAAAAGGTTAACCTCAATAAAAGCTACTTCCTATCAATTGACTTAGGAATCAAGAACTTACTAACAGTTATTTCCAACAAAGAAAACATTAGATCTTTCATAATTGATGGTAACCCAGTCAAATCCTTTAACCAATGGGTAAACAAGCTCTCAGCCAAATTACAATCAGAAGGAAAAGAAAGAGAGCATAAGTTATTGTGGAATTACAGGAATAAACGATTAAAGCATTTCTTCAGCTCAGTAGCTAACTTCCTCATTAGCCTATGTTTACAAGAAGGAATAGGAACAATAGTAATATCAAAATCTCTGACTGAAGAGTATCAGAGAAAAGGGAATAAAGGTAAAAAGTTCAATCAAACTTTTAGAAGTATCCCTTTTGGTAAGCTAATTAATACCTTGAAATACAAATGTGAATTAGCAGGTATCAAGTTTAAGATAGTTGACGAAAGTTATACTTCCAAGACATCTTCAATCTCTGGTAACATAGAGATTATAAAAGATAAAGCTAAAGATAAGATTACTGAGCAAGATTTAAAGGGATTACAACTCAACGGTAAACGAATCAAAAGAGGTCTTTTCAAAGACCTGAAACTCAATAAGGTCTTTAATGCTGACTTAAATGGAGCTTTAAACATTGCTATCAAAGCATTAGGTAAAAATGTTAGAAAAAGTTTCCTAAAGTTAAGAAACTGGTTAAGTAAACTTTGTAACCCAGTCAGGATAAACTTGTTTAGAAAGTATTCCCTGAGTTCCCTTTTAAAGGGAATAAGGGATAGTAAGTCTTACTACCTAAATGGTAGTAGCGAAGGACATCTGCTAACTATTACTAATAAAAACTAACTGTTAGCAGATGTCCTTTATTCGTTTAATTCCTCTAAAACTTCAAATCCTTCTGCTTTCAGCATTTCAATCTGAAATTGGGAAGCTTCTACCACAACTCCATTAGGAGTGCTCTCTAATACTTGGTAAACATTTTTCTTAATCTTCCCTAAGTCTAACAAAGGTTGATTAGTCTTTACTAAAACCTTTTTCCTAGTACTCATATTGACCTCCTGAGGAAGGGTTTTAACAGCTTTGATACTAATGTATGAAGATAAAACTTATCCATAATACTCATCGTTATCCTCCTGATTTGATTAGAATTCAATATCATCTATTTCATCTTCTTCATTTTTTAGGTTACCTTCTTGATCCAACTCCTTAACTAACTCTAAATCCTTTTCTAAAACCTCAACAAACTTATCAAAAGTTACTCTTCCACTACCATTACAGTAGTTACACTTAGTTTCGCTAAGAGGATTCCCAATTGAATCAAATCCATGAACTATAAACCCATACCCTCCACAAACAGGACAGTAAGTAGAACCTTTCTTATAAGCTTCTAAGAGAAGCTTTAAAGCATTAGCTACCCCTTTATTCCTTAAAGGAAAAGGATATACTCCATACATATCAACCCTCCTAACTTACCTTTCTACTAAACTAAACAGGTTTGAGTTAGAAATTCAGGCTGGAATAAGAGAGTTGATAAATAATCCTTCTTCAGAGCTAATTCTAGGTAATAGGGGAACCTACTTCCAATAGAGTCTACATCATAACCTTGTGGGAGTAATACTGGATAAACCTTACAACCCTTAACTAGGAATTTCCAAATGTTCTTTTGCCACTCCTTAACAGTTAAATCAGGGTCTAGTGCTAGGTAAACTGTTTTAACTCCATTTTCTACCATAATGTTAACTTGCTCTTCTGTTATTTCTTTGCCTAAAGTAGCTACGCTGTATATTCCAGTAGTCCTTTTAGCATTGATTACATCAAATATACCTTCACAAACTATAATTTCAGAAGTTTTGAAAGTTTTACTAGGAAACAGCTTATCTCTACGATTACCTTTAGAGTTGAGATATTTAGGCTCTTGGTTGGTATAAGTCCTACCTACTAAGTAAATAACTTGACCATTCTCAAAGAATGGAAATAAAACCCTACCCTTCCACTTCCTTATAGTTCTGTTATCAACTTGATAAGACTTACCTACTCTTATCTGATACTCCTCTATCTCAGAGTCATTTAGATTTCTACTCTTAAGGTAGTTGTAAGCTATTGGAGTAAGAGTTTTACTAACTGGGTAGGAGATAATATCCAGGTCTAATACTTCCTGAACTTGAGATGTTTCAGGTAAATGGAAAGGTTTGTCAAAGTAGCTTAAAGCTTCCTTTATAATCTCATCCCAATCGCTCTCAAGTAGATTAGGACTTTTACCTGTTAAGATTCTTATAAGTTGAGTTAAGGTTCTAAACTTACCAGATTTACCACATCTAAAGCAATGGAACACCTTCTTCTTTAAGTGAATGTATAAGTGGTACTTAGTATCAGGAGTTTTACCTAACTTCTCACAGAAAGGACAACAAATTTGGATTTCGTTTGGGTCAGAGGGTTTAACTTTGTAGTCAAATGGGAAGTTCTTAAGAATCATTACCACCCTCTTCTCTAAAAGAGTCATCTAAAAGGTATTTTAACATCCTAAGATGAATTAACATTTCAAAAGTTTCTAATCTTTGTATGTAATCATCTCGTTCTGAGTCAAAATCTCTTATCTCACTCTTAAATTCATTCTTTTCTTCTTTATTTAGAAAGGTTTTAATCCTATCAATTAGTCTTCTTAACATCGTCTTTACCTTCCTCCAATAAGAGAGTGATCTACTTCCTTAACTTCCACATTCGGAGTTTTCCTTTCTTTATCAAATTCCACTTCTCCTAACTTGTCTATTAACAATCCTCTTACTTCAAGGTAAATATGTTCTCCAAAACCATCAAACTCTACTTTCACAGCATCATAGTAATCTCTATGTTCCTTGCAATCTTCTGGATTATCTTTACAAGAACAATCATTGCAAAATCTAAACTCAGCAAACTTGATAAACCTTCCTGCTTTGATTATTTTACCACAACCCTTCATCTCTTACCTCTTCTAACTAGTTCAATGGTTGCTACTTCATTGTTCTCCACTCCTAACAATCTAAATATTGAAAAGCAACAAAGACATCTAAATATTTCTCCTATTTCGTATTCTGGATCACCGTAGAAAGTGTAGACCCATCTTCCTTTACAGATTGGACAACAAAAGTAATTATCCGCAGATTCTAATGATTCATCTGACTCTACTGTAACAAGCCAATCAACTTTGTAAATTGATCTCATTTTAACCTCTTTAATCATCTTCTAAGCAGAGCCATTCAGGAAATTCGTCATCATAAACAGGTTGACCTTTATGGTAAGGACAATCTTTGTTACAACAATAAAGAAAATAATCTCTACCTTTAGAACTATCATTAGTAAATATTACAGAACTCCCACAATAACTACAGTGACATTCTTTTCCTACCCAAGCTTTGACTCTTGTCTCCATTACAACCTCCTTAAATTCTTTTATAAGTCTCAAGAGCACTAACTATATCATCAATTACTTGTATGCTAATTTGTTCTTTCAATTTCTCAGTAACATATTCTGTTATCTTTTTCTCTATTCCTTTCTCAAATTGTTCTGAATTCAGAATGTGATCAATTATTCCCTTTTGTAAGGGTTCACTAAATACTTCTTTCCAAACATTTCGTATTTCTGTTTGACTATTAGAATCTGGAAGAGAGACGATTAAATCTTTTGAGTATTCTGCTGAATCAACCCCCTTAAAATTTTCCTTATTTAAAAGAGTTTCCAATATTTGGAAATTTCCTCCTCTAGAAGAATCAGACTCTTTCAACTCTACTTCATACCAAGTATTACAACCATCACATTTAAACTTGTTGTGTTTATGAATGTACTTCATTTTACCTCCACACTTAGGACATTCTTTAAAGAGAATGAACTCTCTCTTGTAGTCACAATTATCACAAGCTATGAAAGGCATACCATTTTCAAATGAAAACTTAACTGATAAAGAATTACCACACTGAGGACAAAAATCAGGGATATAAACCATGTTGGTAGTAAGTACTGGAACTAACATATCTAACCCTCCTTTAGATATCTTTGTTTAAACCTTTCAAAATCATCTGAATACTCTTCAATTAGTTTAAGTAGCTCTTGATCCTTCTTGTTAAATTCACCATCGTAAATAACCTTATCCCTATCACTTACTATTAGAATTTTGAACACCCACTTTCCTCTTATCAATTCCCAGTAAGGGATACATGGCATAACCCACCTCACAAAAGAGGATATAACTTATTGTAAAATATTGATATTGAAGAATACCTTTTATCTCCCAAAGGTAAGAAGTTTTCGTAGTAGTAAACCTTACCCTCCCTATACAAAAAAGGTTGATTATCCCAGATTTGGTTATCTAACCAATTTTCTAAATCTTGTTGAGATTGGAACACTAGAGTAGGGAATAGGAAAATGTCCTTATTCCAAATGGTTTGAACAATTAAAGGATCATCTCTATCTTGTTCTAACCTCCTTCTAGAATCTAACTGTCCTACCCAAAATAAACCTACTTGGTAAGGAAATTCAGGTATAGAAGATAGAGCTTCCAAGTTATGGTTTCTGTAATGCAAAAGAGTTATTACCCTTTCCTTAACAGTTTCCTTTAGATATTGAACATACCTGTTAAGTTCCTCAACTTGAAGAGTTTTAAGCTTTTCTGCTACACTTTTAGGAATTAGCTCTAGTAAGCTAAACATCTTTGTTTACCTCTCCATAAACTTCTATTACCTTCTTCTTAAATTCAACTGAATTATCTATCTCTTCAATAGCTTGTTCTTGGTAAAGTTTCTTCCTTTTCTTATACTGAGCATAAAGGTAAACATGACCAATATCTTTGAAGTCAACTAGAAAGCTAACTCCTGTAGAACCTTTCCTAGCTCCTCTACCTATTCTTTGTTTCAGCTTGATAGAAGACTTGCCTGCTCCAGCCATTATAACTGCTCCAACTTCAGGCAAGTCAACTCCTTCATCCATAACTTGGGAAGCTATAATCGTTAAAATTTCTCCATTCTCTACTTTCCTTTTTAGCTCTGAGTAATCTATCTCTCCTATGTTAACCAGTCCTCTATGCTCACAGATATAACACTCTCCTCCTCCAAATATACAAACTGATTTGTCATCATTAAGCATGTTAAGTAGTTTTTTACCATGAGCTAACCTTTGAACCAATACTAAAGTTGGAACTCTCCACTCTTGGAAAAACCTAATCCATTCAATAATCTTCTCATTACGCTCTTTGTTCTCTACTATATATTTCTCATAAACAGAATTCCAATTAGTAGGAAATTGACTAAATTGACCAGAAAGCTTTTCAAAATAAACATACATTCGTGATATTAATCCAGCTTTAGCAAGATAAGGAAAAGTTACTCTATAAATTATTCCTCCTGAAATAGCCTGAATAATAGCATCACCAAAATTAGTCTCAACTGATTCTTTAAAAGGAGAACCTGTATAGCCCAAAATATATTCAGCATGCATAGAATTCAAAACAAGTTTCTTATAAGAATCAGAACGCCCTCTGTGAAATTCATCCAAAATTAACCCATATAAATCCCTATGCCAATTAAGGAAATTCAAATCTTCTCTCTTAAACGCAAGATTAATAGAATTTATTACCCCTATTGTTATTTGTTTTAATTCTTTTCGTTTACCATAGAATAATCCAATCTGATCCTCATTAAAACCTACTTTTAAAAAATTCTTATAAGTTTGTTCAAGTAGAAACTCAGAAGGAACAACTACCAAAAATTTAGCATCAGGTTTTTCATTTTCCAAAATCCATTTAATAGTAGCTATAAATGTAAAAGTTTTTCCTGAAGAAGTTGCCATTTCCAAAACACCAACTTTATAAAGAAGAGCTTTCCTAACCCCTACCACTTGATGAGGGAATAAAGTAATTCCTGGAAGGAGATTGGAATCAATTTCCTTAACTAACTTAGGTTGAACTTTACCTAATCTAAGCAAGATTGGGTAGTAATCAGTCTCTAAAACTAACTCATGTTTAACCCAATCTTTTAAGTAAAAGTAAATTCCCCAGTAAGTTTCCAATAGCTTATTTTTCTCTAACTCTCTAAATAGGTAGTAAGAAAACCCTGTATTCTTATCCTTCCAAGTTAAAATAGATTTGGCTCTCCTTATTTCCCAAGGAGAGCCTTCAATGTAACACATCTTATCTTTAAGAGTTATCCTCATTTTGAACCTCAACTCTAATCTGATTAATCCAACCCTCTACACAATCAATGTCTATGTTAGATAAGTAGGGTAAAAGTTGAGACAGCTTGTCTTTGACAATCTTAATAGTTTCTTCATCAGACAACTTAGGTCTAATAGCTGTGTATCTGTTATGTACTTGCCTGATTTTTATCTTTATACTCCTATCTATGTTATCCCAATTGAACCACTTCCTTAGCTTTCTTTCTGAAACTGGAGATTTGGAAGAGTCTAAGTACTCCAGTATATCATACACATAGGTTGCTAAATCTCTTATATGTTTATCTCTATCGTAAGGATCTTGATACTGGTATAGTTTAATCAAGTGCTTAATTACTTGATACCACAAACCTGTAACTTTATTCTCTACATCAGAAACCTTCCTCGCTTTTTCATATAGCAAATCTAACAAAGCTTTAAGCTCTTCAACCAACTTCATTCTTTACCTCTTTAAAGATTTGGTACAGCTTTTCTTCCTCCTCGTTTAGTTGAGTAATAGGCTTACCATACCACTTAGTTTCTACTTCAACAAGCCAATCATAAAACTTAATTTTCATAAACATTGAAAGTTCAGCATAATACCTGTAAATAAGATATTTGATAAATTCCTCTAACTCAGGATTTTCCTCTACCTTCTGTTTTAAAAGCTTTTCATTTTGAAATTTAATAGAATTTCCATCTGGTAATTCTAATGTAAACCAAGCTCCACTCTTCTTAACTTCAGGCAGTTGCTTGAGGAAATCTGTTATAGTAGCCCATTTATCTATCCCTTTCTCTCCATATATAATTAGCATAGTTGAAAGTCCTGGTAATCCTAACTTGTTCTTCTTAAGGGTGAGCTTGGACTTAATCCCAATAGGAATTTCTACATTGTTAACTATTTTCTTAATCTGAGCTTTCTGTTCTATTAGAATTCTGGTAGAAGCATGGAATTTGATTCCTCTACCTCCAGGACTTTCTACCTCATTGGTATAGCTACCTATAACATCATATACTTGGTTAACGAAGAGTAATACTGAATCAGTTTTACCTAGAGGAATAGTAATTCTCCTTAAGAGGCTTCTTATCATCCTAGCTTTCTCAGAAATTCCTCCTCCAAATTGACCATCATCCTTTTCTTTCTTGGTTGAACAAGAGGCAATAGTGTCCCACACTATAAACACTTTTCTACCTACTTGCTCAGCCTTCTTTAGAACCTTCTCTATTAGCTCAAATCCATCTTCAACTATCTCTACCTCTTGAACTAACACTTTAGATAAGTCTATTCCAAATGCAACAGCCCTTTGAACATCAAAAGCAGACTCACTCTCTATCCAAAGAACATTACCTTCATCTTTCCAAAAGTCTAAATATGCTTTAGCTAAGTGTAGAGCTAAAGTAGATTTACCAGAACTTTCCTTACCGAATACCTCATAAATCTTACCTGAGTGTATTCCTCCTGATAGCAAAGCATCTAGAGGATATATACCAGTCTCGTAAGTAAGAGAAGAAGTACTAGCTAACTCTTTAATCTTATCTAAAGCAGAACCAGTTTCAAAGATGTCAACATCCTTTTTAGCCATTCTCAACCTCTCCTAGTTGTTTTGCTTAACTAAACCTTCCATAAAAGAAATCAAATATTTACCATCTTGATTCTCTAAAGCATATAAAACTTCTTCCATAACTGAATCCAAAAGAGAGGGAGGGATAACCAACCTCTCCCCCTCAGTTGTTTCATTAACAATCTTAGGAGCTTCTACATTAGAAACTTCTACTATCGCTAATAATGGGTTGTCTGTTAAATAGTCTTGATACCTTTTCCTAATTGAAGCTTGAATACTAGGTTCTAGTTCAGGATTGATGTAAAGTATTTTAAACATTTTACCCTCCTTGAGTAGCTTGCCTACATTCTATTTCGTGTATGCAGATTAAACATCTAGTGTCACTTTCATTGAAGTTACCAAAGCAGTCTGGAGCTCCTGGAGGCTTTTGAACAGAAGATTGGTTAGGTTCAACTTTAGGTTGAACTGGTTGAGAAGCTGAAGTAGGTTTAGCAATGTTAACAGGATTAGGTTTGACTTGGCTAGGAGTCTCTACTACACTCTTACCTGTTTCTAGTAATCCTGCTTTCTCTTTAACTATTGCTTCAATCCTATTAGCTATCTTGTTAGCTGTTATAATGTATTCATCATCAGGACTTCTCCAAATCTTAGTAAGGTCAAAACACTGCTCTGCTATTTGGTTGATTTCCTCATCAGTAGAAGCTATTGGACTAGGTTTAGGAACTATGTCAAACCTAAGCTGGTTGTTATCCATTCTACTAATCTTAACCCAAAAGCCTGTATAAGGATCAGTTATGTCTCCATAGTCCTCATCCCCCATTATTCCTAAGAACCAGATTAATCCTGATTTAGGCATACCTAAAATGTAAGGTAATCCTGATACATAGCTAGGATCATCGTCTTTGATAAGTACGTTAAAGAAGCCTCTCATACTAGCATACCACTGATTAACAAAGTCATCTCCAAATTTTCTCTTTAGATGTTCTATCTTAGAACATATAGGACATTCCATATTCCAAGTTCTAAGACAAGTAAAATTAAGAGTACCCTCTCCCTCTGGATTAGGTACTTGGTAATGTTTATAGAGCTTGAAGAAAGGTAGGTTCATTTCTCCTACTGGAGGAAGAAATCTTACTTTGATGGTTTCACCTTTTTCAGGTAAGCTAGCCCACCTGTAATCAGTTTGGTTAGATTTTGAAGATTGGAACTGCTCTTGCATTTGCCTAATAGCATTTAGGTCTGGTTTCTTGAATCCCATAACTATCCTCCTATAAAGATTTTCCTGTAGCTAAACGAACTAAGTATTCAGCTAGGTCAAGACACTTAAGGATGCATCTCTGTTTTAAATCCCAAGTTAACTTTTGACTACATCTACCTATACAGTAATCAATTTCCATTATGATTGGAATTTGATGAGAGCGTAACAAAATTCTCCACTTAGTTTCCATAGCTTAACCTCCTTTAAGCTTAGTTAAAGCTTCACTCCCAACTTCATCTAAGAGAAGTTGGAGAAATTTGAACAACGCAAACTCTCCTTCATTAATCTCTACTACTCTACCATTCTGACTTATAACCAACCAGTATTCTTCTGTATTAAAGTCAAAGCGACCTACTACATCCTTATCATCCCAATTTCCTGAAATGTTTAGGACTTTTGTCATACCTTAACCTCTAAAACCTATTTGCTAAACTAAACCAACCTAACCTAGAATTTCAGGTTAAAATTATCCAACTTTGGTAGTATTACGATTTGTGAAATTAGTAATACTTAGTAATACTGCTATTCAAAATTTCCTAGGATCAATAAAATTTAGTATTACTAAGTAATACTTTTGAGTAATTCGTGATACTGGTTAAGCTACCATCCTAGTGATTACATAAGACAAAGCACTGATAGGCTTTTGTTTATCCTCATACCACAACATTTCTCCACTTCGCAATTTTCGTTTAAACATCATTTCCCACTTTCTCAACTCCTCTCCTACCATCTTCCTAACCCAATAAACCATATGCTTAACCCAGTTTTCTTCTAGTATTACTACTACCTCTTCAAACCAAGTTTCCTGATTTACTACTGCAAAGAACTTCTTAAGAATTTCCCTCAGTTTAGGAGAAAGCCCTTTGGAGTTATACTTCAGGTAATCAATATTACTCCTCTTTTCTTCATCCCAATATACTATTAACCCCCCTCTTTTCCTTTCAAACACAAAGCCTAAGTTTTCCAACTCTTTCCTAAAACTTCTCCACACTTTAGACTTACTAATAATCTCTTTAGGAATGTATTTAGATACCCTTACAGGCTTACCTTTCTTCTTGATAAGAGCTTTGATTAGCTCTACTACATATCCTTCTACTTCCTCAAAGTGAGAGTAGAGGTACTTCTCATGTATTCCATACTTTTTAATCAAATCCCTAATCTTAGCTGTATTAAAGTCTGGTTTGAAGTTCTTGGAAATAAAGCTTAATAGTTTAATTAGCCAAGATATGTGTAAGCAAGGTCTTCCATCAGTAGTATAACTAACTATCTCTTCAAATATCTTAGGGAAGTGTCTTAAAGCGTTTTGAGATTGAAAGTAGAAAAACTCAGGATTGTTATCATACAGAAATATGTCCATAGGAGATTTCTCATCAGGAGATACTGAAATTTGGTAATACTTACCTACTACATTTCCATCTTTATCATATCTATTAAACTCATAGAGCTTAAATCCTGCTAACTTGGAAAGCTCTTTAATCAAACCTATTAACCCACTCTGGTATTCCCTTACCTTACTCTTATCTGAAACTGGGTTCAGGTCTCCTTTCACAGTTGCTATGGTACTAGTTTTTAACTCTTCCCTAAATTTGCTCTCTCGTTTATCTATTTGGCCATTATCGGACTTTTTACCCTTACCTAAAGGTTGGGTATTTACCTCACCATTTTCGTTGCTTATAGAGGAAATAGATTGGCGATTAGAAGTAATCTGAACTGAGAAAAGCTTTTTGCTAGTTAGTTTTCCGTGCTTTTCCTCAAACCACTTAACTAACCTATCTCCATCTACATAGGTTCTTATGTAGAGAGCTCCATCATTCCTCACATAGTTCTTATGACCCTCAATAGTTAGCTGATGGGATTTAATTCTTTCTAACCTCTCTGAAGCTGGTTCTAGTTGGGTAAGCTCTACATCAGCATAGAAGTTCCTAGTAACTGCTATCCTAGAAACCTCTTTTATCCTGTAAGGAGAGGAGAAGATTAGCCTAGCTGGTTCAAATACTGAGATGTCTGCTATTCCTTTGTACTCTAACTGAAGGTAGTTGAGAATTTTTAAGAGTTGCTGAGTGTCTTTTACCTTTACAGGTACAAAGAAGTGATAACCTTCTCCACTCTTACTAACTTGCTCTAGGTAGTAGGTAACTTTATTAAGAAAAGAATTAACAAACCCATTTTTATCTTTTTCTTTCAGAACATCTATCAGGTTCAGGTCGTCATCCACATCAATACAAATCATCGTTAAAGTGTTATCAGGCCTGTAAGCATTAGCTTTATTCCTCTTGTTATTCTCAAAGACAAAGGGAGTGTAGAACTTACCTTTAGCTTCCATAAGCTTTATGAACTCATCTATGGTTAGCTCCTTAGTAAAAGCTTTACCCATGTTAACCTGAGAACCTACTCCTACTATTAGCTTGTCATCAGGTTTCATAGGTACATTTAGATTCCACCAACCAGTAGGATAGTAAGGAGTAGTACCTTTAGGAACATGAACTCCAAAGGTAAAGTTAGAATCCTTACCAAAGGAGAAGTCTGTTTTGTAGTAGGAGAGATATCTATTACCATTGGGAGTTTCAAACTCAATTACATCTCTGGTAAAGTCTGAAAACTCCCCTTCTATCGTAGCACTGCTTATGTAGAACTTTAAAGCCTCTGGGTCGTGTCCAATCCAATATTCCCAGTACTTCCTAGCATCTTCCTTACTCTTGAAAGCTGAAAACTCAGTTTTCTTATGTCTATCGTAATACTTAACGAAGATTATACCAGTAGTCTTATCTACCTCTTCTCCCAACTTCTTATATCTACTAACCTGAACTATTCTCTTTACTTTATATTCCATACTTACAACCTCCTGCTATTCTACTAAACTAAACTGATTTGGTTAAGAATTTCAGGCTGAGTATATAACTTTTCCCACTCTACATAACTAAACTAGTCTGAGTTAGAATTTCAGGTAGGTTAGTTAGATATTTTCCCTAATATGTATAACTCCTTGAGTTACTTAGTTTTCCCATATCTCTATTTCTCTTAATTATTGTAATTCATAAGTTTTCTATTACTAATCCTGAGATAGATATTGTAATACTTAAGAAACCTACTGAAAATAGGAGGGGGTATCTATACTTATACTACTATAAGAGAACTATCTAACCTACTTACCTAACTCTATACCTATTACCTATACCATTACCAGTATATCTCTATCAAATTAGTATTCTATGAATAGTGAAATAACCTATGGAATACAAGGAAAACCTACTGAAAATGGGGGATCTATATAGTAACTATACTACTAATCAGATATTAACTAACTGAATATGTAAGGTATAGAGATATAACTTTACCTGAATAAGTAATACTAGAAAGCTATTGTAAATCAAGTAATACCTACTGAAAATAGAGGATATCAGTATAACTATAACAATATCAGAAGGGGGTATATAACAATGTAACATAGCTAACTATCCAACTCAAAACTAGAGTACTGGAATAGTAAGCTAGCTAATAGGGTTAGTTAGGGTAACTAGGTTAATATGAGTTAGTAGTATAACAGTGTTGAGAGTATAGGATAAGTAAGTAAGTTAGAGTAGTTTAACTATCTCAGTAGTTAGTTTGATTAGGTCTTCTAATCCTTTAGCTTCTTCCTTGGAGAGGGATTTGTAGAGTTCTAGAGCTGTTTTGGAGTTCTTTCTGAGCTTATCTTCTATCTCCTGTAATCTTTGAGATATGAAGGAGTCTTGAGTATTTACCAGTTGGGTAAGTTTGGAAAGGGTAATGATTAGGTTCTTCTTTTCGTAGTCTGAGAGCTTTACTTGGTTTAAGATGTCTAGGATTAGGGAAAGGTCTTTACGGTCTAGGTTGAATTTTTTAGAGAGTTCTGAGAGGGACTTGTTGTTAATCTTGTGTTCGTAGAAGAGGATGATGAGTGGGATTAGCTTTTGGAGTTCTGTGTAGGTAGGAATGCGAACAGTTTGACCTCCTAGAGTAGCTATTACCTTAGCCATGTCTTCTAAGTCTAGAACTAAGAATAAAGGAGAAATCATAATCCCAGCTAAGGTTCTTACCAGTGAGTTGGATGTTACCCTGTTCATGCTTACCTCCTTAGTTCTGTAATAGTGAGTTAACTTCATTAAGATTTTAGCTAGTTCTATTCTCTTCCTGTAAGAGTACTTAGCTAATCCTCTTACCTTGTCGTAGGGAGAGAGTTTATACTCAGTAGAGAGTTCTACCAAGATTAAGATTTCAGATTTAGTTAAGTGAGGGAAGAGGGTTTTCCACAGTTCTTGGATTTCTATTAGGTAGTCCTTATCATCTTCCTCATCTTTAGTGTAAGGAGTTTTAAGCAGGTCGTCATAGCTCACATCTTTAGGATGAGCAAACTTTACCAAATCACTAGCTAAGCTTTTCCTCAGGTAAATCCCCCACTTGTTAATCCTTAACCCAGACTTTACCTTAAGGTAGTAGTCTAAAGCTATCTGAGGAGCTATCTCATCAAAGTTAAGTCCTTTTACCCAGCTGTACTTACTGTAATGAGTACCCAATAAATCCCTTATCAACTTAGTTAATACATCTAGGAAAGTTAGAGTACTATTTTCATCATTTAGCTTATCTTGTAACTCTACTAATACCTCTTCATACTCCTCAAACTTAATCATAACTCCTCCTATTAGTTTACTAGGTTGGGAAAGTTGTTGTATTACTTAGAATACCTACTGAAAATAGGGGGATTACTCTAATAGAGAACTATCTATACTAACTGAGAAAGTATAACCATTATTAGTATGAGACTCTTTCTTAACCTTAACTAAACCTAAGCTAATTTCATCTCCTACTTCTAACATAGTTATTAGGGAAATAATCTGAGCTAGGTAATGTTTGTTCATAGGATTAGTAGTAGATAACCACTCTTGTAAGGATTGGTAAGTTTTCTTACTCATGTTAACCTCCTTTAATTGGTATCTACTAAACTAAACTGGATTGGATTAGAATTTCAGGCTACTACCAACCTGAAATTTGATGGTAAGAGAGTTTAGTTTAAGATGGGATAGTTGGATAGTTTTAACCTGAAATTCTAGGTTAGGTTGGTTTAGTTAGTTATGGATAGAAAGTTTAGGTTAACCAGCCTGAAATTCTCCCTGATTTGGGTTTAGTTTAGTAAACGAATTAAGGAGGACAGGATGAGAAGGTTTAAGGAGATGGTTTATCAGAAGGAGAGGTTAGACAAACCAGAAGTACTCTTTGATGAAGAGTATCTTGGTTTTAGGATTATAGGAATGTCTTTAGGAACTCACCCAGTAGCTTATGTGGGACTTCCTGAGAATCATATCTTTGCAGGTTTTGATTATTTTGATTTAGCTTTCATTAATGTTCATGGAGGTTTTACCTATTCAGAGAGAGGGGATGGGAATTATTTACCAAAAGGGTATTGGTGGTACGGTTGGGATTATGCTCACAGTGGAGATTGGAAAGGATATTTTGAGGGGTCAAGCGAATTCCTTGGACGGAGGTTAAAGAGGTGGACTACTGAAGAGATTTATGATGAAGCTAAATATGTAGCAGAACAGATGTTCTATTTAGAAGAGTTTGTAGAAGTAATGTTGAAGAAATTTATAGGAGATGTTGTAAAGACAATTTATAAATTTATAAATGAATAGGAGGTTAAAGATGGCTAAAACTTACATTAAAGCAAAGGTAGTTTACAGCAATTTAGTTAAAACTGTTGAGCTGGAATCTTGGAAGGATTACAGAAGGTTGTTTGAAGCTGTTTTGAACTGTAAGGATAGTTACTACTACGAAAGCAAGGGTAAGAGGAATTGGATAAGTTTAAGTGGAGCTGAATCAGTTTTCGTAGAGGAGACCCAATTATACGACTTTAAGTTAAGACTAAAAGTAGAAACTTTTGATGGACTAGTTTTGAATATTCCAATAGTTGGAGTTCAATACATGAATAGATTTTGGGAGAAGTTTAAGGATGCTGGACTAATGCTAGAGTTTGAACAGGCCAAGGATGTTCCAGCTCTTATAAACTTGAGGAATGTTCTTTCAATTGAGGAAGAGGAGGAAGTGAGATGAAAGCATTGTGTAAATATAAACTTTATGAAGGAACTGCATTAAGGTGTAATAAGTGTGGTTTTATTATGACAAGGTATTGTTACTCTCTTAAAGAGGGTAAAAGCCTTTCTAGTCTTAAGAAAGGCTTTGGAACTCTTCTTAAATATTTATGTGAGAAATGTGCAAAGGAGTTAGCTAAAAAGGATAATTTGATTTGTATTGACAATACAAGATCAATTTAACTAAATGTATAGAGGTGGAGTAATGAGACTGCTAGAACTTTTTACAGGAGATATACAAGAAATTCAAATTACCTTTGATGAGAAGATAGGGAAGTTTAGGGTGTCTGTTCTTTATGAGGATGCAGATTTGAATTTGGTTTTAACTCCAACCAAGTTTATTAGCTTTATAGATAACATAATGGATAATTCTGATTATATGGAACTTATCTCCTTGTTAGAGGATGATGTTCTGAACTTTTATCACTTTTACAAAGTGATAGTATCAGCAATTGAACATTTGGTTTCGCCTACTGAAGTTAAAACCTCTATTAAGAATGCTGAACTGGTAAAGATTTTGGAAGACTTGATTTCACGCCTATATACTATCAGGTTTGGTGAGTCTTATCCAGTATTTTGGACTTTAACTAAAGAAGAGGATGAAGTTAGTTTTGTAATTGAACCTGTAGAAGGTTATTAAGGAGGGTTAAGATGGAGTTGAAATATGTAAAGAAAATAGCTAAAAAGGAGATTTATGATTACTCTCCTGTAAAAGGATTTGTGGAACTATGGGATTTTTCTTTATCCAATCTTAACCAAGAATCAAGAGAGGAAGCTGTATCAGTAGTAGCATCAATTAGTTATGGTAATGAAATGGCTAAAAATCCTAAGAAACTTTGGGATTTTCTTACTAAAAGAGGACATAGTAGTGTTTTTGAATTTATCAGATTTCCTGAAGAAGATTTAGGAGGGTTTGAAGATTGTAGTATAAGTGGAAGTTTGAGGAATAATTATTTTATGACATACAAAGAGTTTTTGGAACTTAACTCTTTAATTAGTTTAGAGGATCTAGTTAGGATACACAAGCAAACGATAGCTACCTTTAAAATTAAAATTCCTCTCTTTGTAAGAAGTCAATATCATCGTCACAGATGTTGTTCATTTTTAGAACTTTCTCGTAGGTATGTAAAACCTGATAAAGTAGAATTTGAGTTTTGGTATCCAGATGGGTTGCTTAATGAAGCAACAGGTTTAACATTCCAAGAGCTTAGTTATTTTTATCAAGAACTTGAAAGTATGTATAAGATTTTGCTTAAAATAGGCTATAAACCTGAAGTAGCCCGTTCTGTATTGCCTCAATCTCTCTACACTATATTTTGGACTATGAAAGATTACAAATGTGCAAGGAATTTCTTTGTAGAAAGATATTCAAAACAAGCTCAAGAACAAATAAGAGAAGTAGCTAAAGCAGAACTTGAACTTTTATACAAATATCAACCTGAATTTTTAGGCCAATATGTTAAAGTTGTAGGAGATGATAAATTAGGTTTATATGACAAAGGTGGATTTACTATTAGGATTTTAGATATTCAAGATAAATATAAACAAATGCAAAGTAATGGTTGGAATAAGGATGCCAGATGTGTTTATGTAGAGTACGGAGATAAAGATTATTATGCTAGGTTTAATTTAGAAATTGGATTATTTGATGAGAAAATTCTTAAGGAGGAGGTTAATAGATGATAGGAATTGAAGTTGTAAAGAGAGACGGTCATAAAGAACCTTTCAGTATGGATAAGATTATTAAGATGTATAACTTTTGCAGGCAAGGTCTAAATATAGATGATGAGCAATTTTGGAAAGAATTTCGCTTTACTCTTAAGTCTGGTATTACTACCAAAGAAATTCAACAGAATTTAATAGCTACTGCTAATAAGCTTTCAATATCAGATAAAGGTAGAATTAAGGACTATTCTATTCTAGCAGGTAGGTTTTATTTATTAGATTGGATAAAAGACATAAGATTACATAGAGAAAGGGAGTATGACACTTTTACTGATGATTATGGGTTTTTTCAAAATGCTAACGATTGGATTTTTCACTTAAAAAAGTATATAGAATTAGGTATTTATGATGAGAGAATACTCAAAATCTCTAATGACATTCTTGAAGAACTCTATGAGTATGCTAAAAAGGTTCAGTTAGATTATAATTATAACTTTCCTTATTTTATGTGGAATGACTTTTACTATCAGGTAGTAAAATTTTCAAAATCATATATTTTGACTTACAATAATAGACCAATAGAAACTTTTGCCGAAGCTCTCCTTTTGATTTCCATTCTTGGTTTTCTTCCAGACTATAAACAGAATAAAGAGCTATTTATAGATAATGTTAAAAAGTTTTACAAGCTATTACTTGATAGAACAATAATTCCAGCTACCCCTCAACTTTCTAACCTTAGAAGAGCTAAAGGTAATTTATCATCTTGTAATATCCTTGATATTCACGATAACCTTGAAAGTATTATGTATTCATTTTGGCAAGTTGCAGAGATTAGTAAAAGAGGAGGAGGGTTAGGTATTTATCTTGGAGAGATAAGGCCTAATGGAAGTTATATACAAGGAAATAAAGGTAAATCAGTATCAATATTAAAGTGGTGTAAAATACTTGACGATATGTTAGATACAGTAGATCAGCTTGGAAAACGCAAAGGAGCTGGGACAGTAGCCCTCCCTATATGGCATATGGATATATTGGACTTTATGGCTATGCGTAATCCTATCGGTGAAATTCGTATGAAAATGTTTTCTTTATATCCTCAAGTAGTAATTCCAGACTTATTTATGGAAAAAGTTAAAGAAAATAAAGATTGGACACTTATAGATCACTATGAGTTGAAGATGAAGTATGGTATTGACTTGGTAAACTGTTGGGGGGAGGAGTTTGAAGAAAATTATATGAAAGCAGAAGAGTTAGTTAAGCAAGGAAAGGTAAGAGGTAAAGTTTATAAAGCTAGGGAGATTTATAGGCAACTGATAAAGAACATATTGGCATCAGGAATGCCTTATCTCTTCTTTGTAGACACAGTAAATCAGTATTCTCCTTTTAAGGAGCAAATTAAGTGTGGGAACCTTTGTGTAGCTCCTGATACCAGAATCCTTACCAAAGAATACGGTTATATTGAGATAAAAAAAGTGGCAGGGCAGATTCTTGAAGTTTGGAATGGTGTAGAATGGAGTAAATCAGCAATATTTAAGACAGGGGATAATTATAGTGATTGGTATGAGATAGAATTTACTAACGGTGAAAAAATTATTGTAACAGACTATCATAGGTGGTATGTTAGAGGAGATAAAGCAAGACCTTATCATAGTAAAACGAAAGTTAAAAGAACTTTTGAGCTCTCTGAAGGAGATGTTTTAGAAAAATGGAATTTGCCTGTTATAGAAGGTTATAAAATACTTGAGTATGCATATGAAAATGGATTATTTACAGCAGAAGGTACTGCTTATGATGGTGTAGATTGTATTTACTTATACGATAAGAAGCGAAAGTTAATTGATTATTTGAGTGGATATTATAGAACATACAGTAATAAGAAAATTAATCGCATAGATGTCTATTATAAGAAAGGGGTACTGAAAGATAAGTTTTTTGTTCCTGATAGCAGTTATACTGTTGAGAGTAGGATAAGATGGCTTGAGGGATTATTTGATGGTGATGGTACAGTAGTGAGGAATGGTAATACTTACACACTCCAATTGTCTTCTATTAATTTTGAATTCTTGCTAAATGTAAAAAGAATGTTAGATACATTAGGTATTCAATCTAAGATAGTTGATGGTTGTGAAGCTGGTTATCGTAGTATGCCAGATGGTAAAGGTGGTTATAAAGATTATTATTGTAAAGAGACAAAGCGTATATTAATTTCAGCGTATAACTTAGCAAAGTTAATTGAGCTTGGTTTCAATCCTAAGAGATTAGATTTGAAAGGTAGAAAAGTTCCAAATAGAGAGGCAAGCCAATTTGTAAGAGTTAAGTCAATAAGAAAACTTGATGGTTTTGTTTCTGATAGTTATTGCTTTTTTGAGCCGAAATTAAATAGAGGTATTTTAAATGGAGTTCTGACTGGTAATTGTGTTGAGTCTTATTCCCCATTTTCTAACTCAAACCCTGAAGGTAAGAAACCTGATGAAAAGATAGAAGATTTAGGTTATGTACATTCTTGCAATCTTCTTTCCCTTAATTTACCAGTTTTGTATGAGCTAGGTTATTTACAGGATAATCAGAAATTAAGTTCTTTGATGAGGTTAGTAGTTAGGTATATGGACAACATTCTTGATATAGCAGGTCATCCTATCTATGAGATTAAAAAGCACAATCAGGATTACAGAACTTTAGGAATAGGTTTTGTGGGACTAGCAGATTTGCTCGTTAGGAAGTCAATAGATAATGGTAAGTTATACGCTTACAGGTTAACTAGTAGAAATGTTAACAAAGATGAGTTGTTCAACTTGCTTAAGCAGATATTTGGTAGGATAGCATTTTATTCTATAAGAGCTAGCGTAGATTTAGCTAAAGAGAGAGGTAGGGCAAATAAGTATAGTGAAACCAAGTGGGATGAAGTATTCTTAGGTCAAATTCCTTATGGAGAAGGTTTTGAAGTTTCTACTACTGTTGAATTTGATGTAGATAGGGGTGAAGTTGATGAGTTGATAGAAGATATTCAGAAATATGGTATCAGGAATACAATGCTGTTAAATGCTCCTCCTAATACTTCTACATCTATCTACGCAGGAACTACTGCGAGCATTTCCCCTCCATTCAACCTTATTCAGACTGAAAAGCAGTCTACTGGAGTTTATGTAGTATTCCCTAGATATATCACAGAAGGTTGGTTCTATTATGATGAGTACTCAAAGTTTACTGAGCAGGACTTATACGATGTAATAGAGATAGTTTCGTTTATCCAAAAGTATATAGACTCAGGGATTTCCTTTGATTACCCAGTTAACATAAGAGATGGCTTTATTCCAAAAGAAGAAGTAGGTAGGATATTAGGTCAATTTATTTATAAAGCTTGGAAGAGTAAAATAAAAGCTCTTTATTACGCTAGAATAGTAGCTAAAGCAGAGGGAAAACAAACTAAAGAAGAGTGTGTAAGTTGTGCTAATTAACATACTACTCTACTAAGGAGGTGTCTAATGTCTTGGAAAGACATATTTCCTAAAGAAAACAGATATTTTGAGACTGAGAATGGTATTCTCTATTGTGGGGACTGTTTAGAAATAATGAAGAAATTTCCTGAAGAGAGTGTAGATTTAGTTTTGACTGATCCTCCTTATGGAGTGAGAGAAAAAAAGAAGAATGGGATAATAAAGAAAATTTTTTAGATATGGTAGATAGATGGATAAATCTTTGTTATAAAATCACAAAAACTGTAGTTTTATGGTTTTGTGCAGGGAAAATGATGCCTTACATTTTAAAAGGTAAAGAAGAGATATTCCATAGATTACTTATTTGGAATAAACCTCCAGGAAGTCAGTTTGCAGGAGCAATGCATACTAATATTTGGTATTCTATTGAGCCGATATTAGTTTTTGCTAAAACTGTTCCGAAAACTAACAAAGAAAAGAGATATGGATATGCTTGTTTTAATTACAGGACTGTTCCAAAAAAGAAATACAATCATCCTACAACTAAACCATTAGGTTTAATGGAAGATTTAATTTATTTTTATTCTAATAGAGGTGATTTAATTTTAGATCCTTTTATAGGTTCAGGAACTACTTTAGTAGCTTGTGAAAAGCTGAATAGAAGATGGATAGGAATAGAAATTAATGAGAAATATTGTGAAATAGCTAAGAAAAGGATAAAGGAGGTTAGGAAAGATGGTAAGTAGGTTTCCTCAAGTGTTTAATCCAAGTGGTAATGACAACTTCAGTGAATTAATCTGGACTGATGAAGTGGTAGAAAAATCTTCAGGACTAGCCAACCTCAACTTGAACAAACACTCTTATGCAATAGAGTGGATTAAGCAAGCTATGTCTATTCTCTGGAGACCAGAGGAAATATCTATGTCTGAGGATAAAAAACAATTTGAAGACTTACCTAAAGGTATAAAGGATACCTTTGAGTATGTTATATCTTTCCTAATTCTCTTAGACTCAATAGTTCCTAATAACACTTCAACATTGTTAAGAGTAATGGCTGATGAGGAAATAAAAACAGCTCTCTATTGGCATACAGCTATTGAGTCCCTCCACAGAGAGTCTTACCAGTATATACTTAAATCAGTGTTTGGGGAAGATGACAAGAAGATTAATGAGGTTTACTACAAGTTCAAGCATTTTGAACCTCTCCTTAAGAGGAATTATGCTATAACTAGGGATTTTCAGGCTCTTAATGATTTAGTTAACAGAGGAATAGTAGATGAGAATAATCTAAACCAACTTTCTTATAGGCAAGAAACTCTCCAAAGAGCTATCTTTAGAGCTATGATAAACGATTTAGCTATTGAAGGAGTAGTCTTCTTTACAGGATTTAACACTTTCCACATATTTGCCTATAAGTTAGGTATTCTTCAAGGTTCTAACCAACAGATAACCCAGATCAGAAAGGATGAAGTTCTCCACATTCCTCTATTCACTTACATTCTAAAAGAGTGGAGGGATAGAGGATATTACTACAACGAAGAAGAAATTAAAGAGATATTTGGTAGGAGTGCAGAAGCAGATATTGAGTTTTACACTAATTCAATAGCAGGAGAAGTTCCATTAATGACTGAACAGAACATAAAAGATTACATTCAAACTTTAACCAACCAAAGGTTAGCCTTATTAGGTATATCTCCGATATTTGATGTTAACAGAAATCCATTTGAGGATATAGAGAAACTCTTAACTCAAGACAAAACCTCTTTCTTTGAAACTGGAGCTATTGATTATGCTCACATACCTGTAAGTGAGGAAGATATAGACAAGATTAACTTTGATTAGTGGAGTGAGTTGTGTGTAATCATCAATGGGAGGAGGTTAAAGTTAAGTCAAAGTATTACAGATTTTGTCAAAACTGTTTTAAGGTTCAAGTCTATGATAGTAGGCTAGGTTGGAGACTCCTAACTGATTCAGAGAAAATTAAACTGGTAAAGGTTCTAAAGAAACTAATAAGGAGAAGCAAGTATGGGTAGGAATAGGTCTAAGAACAAGGGAAAGCAGTTTGAAGAGAGGGTAGCTAAAATCTTTAGAGAGTGTTGGAATCTCAAAAAACATGAATGCCACAGAGCCTTATCTTCAGGTACTTACCAAGTTGACTATTCAGATATAGTATTTTCTCCTGATACAATAAAAAGACCTCACTTAATAGTAGAGTGTAAAAAGCGTTCTAGAGTCTCAGCCAACCAGCTCCTAACTTTTACATCAGAACTAAAGGATTGGGTTAACCAGTTAGAAGTATCTTCTCAAAAGTATTATGAACATTTTGGAGTATTCCCTTTCCCAATGATAGTATTCGCTACTAATAATATGCGACCTCTAGCAATAGTAAACACAGCTCAGCTAAACAGAATACCAGACTTCTCCAACCTCTTAAACCTTTACTTGCCTAAGAGACCTGAATCCTTACCTTTCTACATTGTTAATAATGATTACATAGGAACTTGGTTAGACCTCTTCCTTAACTACTGTTTATCTCCAGTTTACATATAAAGGAGAGCTAATTATGTTGATTATAGAAAGAGATTTCATAAGAAGACTAAAGAAAGGTAAAAGGAAGACCTACTTACTAAACCTAACCTACTCTTCTACATTACGCTATCCTAAATACCACTTTACAGCCAATGATATTTATTCAGGACTAATACTAACCATTCCTCTTAAGTACTATCAATTTGATAAAGAGTTAAGACTTAAAGTAAGTAGAAGCTTTATGCTTACCTTATTAGAACTAATTCTAACCCATATAAAAGCTAAAGACTTAAAGTTTTCCTTATTAATAGACGAGTCCAAATTTAATGAGAAATATGAAATAAACTACCAGTTTGACCAAGACTGTTCATTAGCTAATCTAATCCAAAGTATAGTTAAATCCTATTCCTACATAAACAACCCAATCCAAACTTTAATTTCTAATTTACCTAATCAAGTACCATTATAATTATCAGGTTATTATAATAGAGTTAACCAGCCTTAACTAGGTTAGCTAAGGCTAAATAATACCTACTAACCTGAACCATCCTCTTTACTTTATACTCCATTCTAAAGTCCTTCCCTCCATCTCTTCCTCCCTGACCAGGGGAGTTAAGGGTAGAGGAAACAACCCTCTACCCTCTCTTTCTAATCTTAAAGAGGTAACTAATGAAAAAACCTAACATAAAGGTTCAATCAGAACTAGATAAACAACTAACCTCTCTAAGAGACTACCTAGAAGGTAACTCTAAGGACTTTAAATTAGACCCAGACTTAGACTCTTTAAAACTAGAAGTAGCTTCTTTTACAAGGTTAATGATAAAAAAGTATATGTCTCGTCTAATAAAACTAGGAGAAAAATTAGAAACCTTAGAGGATGAATTACTTTCCAATGCTAACTTCTCTAACTTTATAGAACAGGTAGAGTTCTACAATGGATTAGTTCAAGCCTATAATTCAGTATTCAATAATCTTAAATCCTTAGTACCAATCTTAAAAGAACTTTCCAAGCTATCCCAATCAGTAGAATTAAGAGTAGTAGAAACTGAAGAAGACTCTTCTATACTAGAGCAACTAGAAATAAACCAAGAAACTAGAAACACCTTAAAGGAAATACTAAGTTCAGTAGTAGAACACTTGGAAGTATAGTTAATATAACCACAAAACATTATTCGTTACAACCCATTTATCAGACTGGGGCAAGGTAGGAGAGCCTGAGTTGGCCACTCAGGTTAAAGGGAGTCCCAGTCCTCCCTTCTCCTACCTTGCAAATCCATAACACTCTAAAAAGAGTTCAATAATGCTAAACCAACTAATCAATAAACTAAAAACCTTACCTCCTAAAGAGAGGTCTATACTAAAGAAGCTAATAGAGAAGTTCCAAAATGACCCTCAATCTTTATTCCAACTATATGCTGAATTAGAAGGTTATAAAGAAGTTCCAGTTGACATAATAACATTTATAGAACATCCTAAGTATTTAGGCCTTTCTTTAGGAGGTAAGATATACCCAGTATGGAAAGAAGCTCTAAAAACAATCTTTCCTAACCCATTTTATTCTCCTTATTATGAGTGCATCTTGCGAGGTGCGATAGGGGTTGGTAAGAGTTCAATAGCAAGGGTTATAACACTTTACGACCTTTACAAACTTCTCCTATTGGAAAACCCTCATAAAAAGTTTAACTTAATTCCTACTGATAGAATAGTAATAGCTCTCTTCAACGCTACACTAGGACTAGCTGATCAGGTTTTATATGAGCCTTTCAAAAACTTAATAGCTAACTCAGAGTTCTTCCAAGAACACTTAGATGCTGAGAACAAGAAAACATCAGAAATCAGGTTTGTTAACAACATAGGTATAGTAGCAGGTTCAAGATTTACTCATACCCTTGGTATGGCTGTATTTGGCGGAATACTAGACGAAGCTAACTTTGATGTAATATCTAACCAAGCTCAAGAGTCTTACAATGCACTCCTAAGAAGAATGGAATCTAGATTTGCTCAAGCTGGAGGTAAGCTTCCAGGACACCTTTGCTTAGTTTCTTCAGAGAAATCTCCTACTGATTTCGTTTCCCAGCATGCAGAAAAGGTAAGAGGTAAGCAAGGAGTAATAATCTTCCAATACCCTATATGGGAAGTTAAAAAGCACTTAGGCATCTACTCAGGTAAAACTTTCAAAGTATTCATAGGAGATGAAACTACTGATCCATTCATAATAGAAGATGAATCCCAGCTACAATACATAGATGAGTCTAAGGTAATAGATGTTCCAATAGAGCTAAAGGATAAATTTGAGTTAGACTTACACAATGCCATAAGAGATTTAGCTGGTTATTCAGTAGGTTCAACCCACAGGATATTCAAAACTAAAAACATACTCATAAAACAAGCCTCTGTTACTAACCCTGTTAACCAACAGATAATTAGACTTTCCTTTAACGACAAATCAGATGTCTTAATTAACTACTTCAACATAAACTACCTAAAGAACCCACTCTTTAAAGAGTCTCCTAGAGTTATCCATATAGACCTTTCCATAACAGGAGACAGAACAGGTATAGCTTCAGGTTACATAAAAGGCTACAAAACAATAGAAAGAGTTGATCCACTAACCTTAGAAAAGCATACCTTTTCTGAACCAGAAGTAGTTATAGACTTCGTAGCCTACCTAGAACCTCTTCCAGGGGAGAGGATCCCATTCTATAAGATAAGGCAGTTTATAGTAGATCTTTCTAGATTAGGTTACCCAATAGCAATGGTGACCACTGATGGATTCCAGTCTGAGGATATGAGGCAACAGTTAACCCAGATGGGTTATAAAACAGCTCTTTTATCAGTAGATAGAACTAAAGATCCTTACCTCTCCTTCAGAGATGCTATATATGAAGAAAGAGTTTGGATACCTAAACACGACTTACTGATTAAAGAGCTATTGCATGTAGAGGATGTAGGTAAGAAGATAGACCACCCTCAAGAGTTTCCTGATGGAACTAAAGGTAGTAAGGATGGTGCTGATGCAGTAGTAGGAGTTTACTGGAATTTAGTAACTAATAAAGATTTAATCAAACAGTTAGCTTTCCAAAGGATTCATAAAGCAGAAGTAGGTAATACCTCTCAACAAAACCAAACTCTAACTCAACTGTTTTGGGGTAGTTATCTTGACTAACTAAGAGGTTTCTGAATGTGAAGTTCATAACAGTAAAAGAACAAGACTCAATTGAGTTAATACCACTCTCAGACTTACACTTAGGTTCAGAAACTTGTAACCTACGCAAAATCCACTCAGCTCTTAACTATATAACATCTAATCCTAATGTTAGGGTAGTATTATTAGGAGACTTGCTAGAGTCAGCTATCATAGGTAGTAAAGGTAATCCTTATAAAGCCAAATCAATTGATGAAGAAATCAGGTTAGCAGTTTCAGTCTTAAAACCTATTAGAGATAGGATAATAGGAGTAGTAAGTGGAAACCACGAAAACCGTATATCCAAATCAGTAGGACTAGATATCCTATCTCTCTTAATGAGAAAGCTAACTTTAGAAAGGTTCTATTCTCCAGACTTCCTAGTCTTAAAAGTTTCTCTACCTAAAACAGCTTGGTACTTGGTACTGCATCATGGAATAGGAGGAGGTAGGTTAAAGGGAGGTAAGATAAACAATCTGCACAGGTTTGGTAATATTTTCCCTAATGCAGATATAATCCTAACAGGTCACACTCATGACTTCATAGTAACAGCAGACCAAAAGTACATAATAGATAGAAAACACTCTAGGATTAGATTCCACAAAACTTACTACATAAATGTACCTTCCTTTTCTATGGAGTATGGAGGATATGGTTCAGCTCAGGCCTATCCTCCCAGTGTAAATGGTACTGTAAAGATAGAACTACCTAATATACCTAATGCTACTAAAAGAAGTTTTAACCTAAAGATAGAACACTTAACCTTTGAATGACAAGGAAACTAAAATGGGATTGCTATCTAAAATACTTTCAGGTTTAGGGTTAGAGCTAAACTTACCTGAAAACTACAAACCAACTCAAACCAATTCAACTAACTCTCCTATTCAGTTTACCCAAAAGGACTACAAAGTAATAACAGAGGTAGTTTCTAAGTACCTAGAGGTTTCTAGGGATTATCAAAAGTTCTATAAGGAAATAGAAAGGGTAAGGGAAACCTATATAGCAGAAGTAATCCTAGACCAATTTACCTTTGATACGTTAACTCCTGATGTATCATCAGATAACATTATAGAGATAACTCCTAATATTGATAACTCAGAATTAGCTAAAGCTTTAGAGGACTTCCAACTCAGGTTTGATATAGATAGGTTAGTACAAGACATAACTCCAGACCTAATAGCTTTTGGTTCTTACACTCTTAAGCCAATAATAGAGGAAGGTCAAGGTATAGTAGAAATCAAAGATGACTACTTACCTTATGAAGTAATACCTTTCTATAAAGGTACTGATTTAGAGTTCTACCTCAAGTTAGATGACAAAGGTAAACCTAATTTCTACTACAATCCAACAGACTTCATAGTATTCTTTGTTAATGCTAGAAGAATCAGGTTAAAGTTAGGTAAAGGGTTCTTATCTTACTTTAGTGAGGAAGAGAGGAAGAAGCTACCCTCCTTCCTCAAGATAGGAACTCCTCTCTTTACATCAGGAGTTATTAAGAAGATTAAAGAACTTGACTTACTAGAAAAGCTAATACCTGCTTCTCAAATCCAACTCCTCTCTAAAGGTAATGTAGTAGGAGTATATGTACCTCCTTCTATGTCCCCTGAAGAAGCTTTAAACTTTGCTAAACAACTAGAGAGGAAGCTTAACTCTTTAGGCATATCAGTAGATAAAGACCTAGACCAGCTCTCAATAGTAGAAATCCTAAAAGGAGCTGGTAGGGTAAAAGTAATACCTGTTACCTCAGAGAAAGGTCAAATTACTAAACTGGACTACAAACCTGAAGAGTCTTCCAACCTTTTAGATTCAATTCAAGACTTAAGGCAAGTTATATTAACCAGTGTAGGTATTCCTCCTGAACTTATTTTCAACTCAGGAGATAGTACTAAGAACGAAATCTTAAAGAGGTACTCTAGGTACTATCGTAAGCTTAAGTACATACAGAAAGCTATTGTAGATGGGTTAAGAGAGCTTACTCTTATCCATCTTATCAACAAAGGTATATCAGTGACTCCTGAAGACTTCTCAATCAGGTTTACTAACTCTATTATCAACATAGACGACTTAGATAAGATTGAGTACACAGTAACCATAACTCAAAACCTTTCAGACATCCACAGGTTCGTTAATGATTTACAGAGTGATGAAAACCTTTCTCAATATGTAAACACAGAAGGCTTTGCTGAATATCTTAACAATGAACTCAGTAAGATAGGTTTAGACTCCTTAATTCAACTTCCTGGAGAGGAACAAGACTATGAAGCTAATCCAACAACTTAACTTAATGCTAGAAGATTTATCAACTTTAGGAGTTATTCCTAGTAACCCTCTAGCTTTAATAACCTATGATGAAGTAGAGTTAGACATACAGGAGTTAGAAAACAGGTTTAAGGAGTATCTCAACTACTTAGGCTACTCTAACATAGAACCTAGAATCCTTTCCTTTGACCCTAACACTGGAGAACTTTTAATCAGGTTTACTAACCCTGAAACTAAGGAAGAGGTAGATGTATTCTTTACAGTAGTAGATAATGAAGTATTAGCAGTAGTAGTTAGTCCAGATGATGAACCAATAGAAGTAAATTTAACTAACCTAGAAGTTCCACTAGCTTACTACACTATATCAGCAGGAATAGATTGGGATGAACCTCTAACTTGGCTTAAGAAGTCTGTAGTATCAGCTCTACTCTTAGCTGGTAAGTTAATACCTGAATCTTACCATGTTATAAGAGGTAATCGTAGAGAGAGATTACCTCTAGTAAGGAAAGGAAAACTACCTGAGATAGTTAAAGCTAATCTTAAAAGAGTAAAAGCTCAACCACTACAACCTAAGTTTAAGCTTAAAAAGTGTAAGGTAAGTTAAGGAGGACTACTAATGAAAATCATAAAACCTACTGCTAAAGGTAAAGTCATAGTAAACTACAAAGGCAAAAGATACGAATTTCCTACTCAGTATTCTGAGGAATTAGCCAATTTACCTCCAGTAAAACTACTCCTCACTAAAGGTTTACTAAAAGTAGTAACTAAAGAACCTAAACCTCAACCTATTAAAGAAGATTCTCCTAAAGAGGTAAAGCAAGATTCTAAACCTAAGAGAGGTAGGAAACCTAAGAAAGAGGATTAATCAATGTTAACCTTAGAAGAGCTCTTTAATCTAATCCTTATTCGCTCAGGTCAATTTTTAATAGGTAAAGATGATGTAGAACTAGACTACGATAAGTTTGAAACTTTAGTTAAAAAGACCCTCAAAACCTACTCTAAGTATAAGCCTATTAGGGAAAAGCTCTTTATAACCCTAACTAACTACCAGTACACTTTTACTGAAAACATTCCTCACTATATATCAGATGTAACACCTTGTTATTCTACTGTATTCAATCCACTGTTACAGATAGCTACTCAATCTGGTAATATTCCATTCGTAGAGTGGGAGTATAGGAAACCTACTCTTTATACTAACTTTAATGGTAAAGCAGAAGTTATAGCTTGGTTTGAGTGGGAAGTCAAAACTGATGATTCAGGTAAAAAGTTTATAGAACTTGAGGATGAGCTTTACCTAGACTTAATAACAGCAGAGTTCTTAGTGGGATTAGCTAGGAGTAGGAGAGCGTTCCATCTTGGTGATCTTCCAATTACCAATGATTCCGAAATACTTGCATCTGAAGGACAAAAACTTTATGAAGACACAATAGAGAAGCTTCAACAATCTTCAATATTAATCTAAGAGGAGTAGTAAATGGGAAGGTTAATAGATAACCTCAACCTCTTGTTAGAAGAGCTAACTGATAAGCAAGACCTAAATTTAAGATGGTTAATAAGAGAACTTTTAATGTACCTAATACCAGAGTGGCCTACTGACCCTCAAGATGCTATCTTTCCTGGAAGATCCTTTACCTATGAGGCAATAGTAAAAGTAAAGTTTACTAAGAAAGATGGAATCTGGTTAGACTTTTCTAAGAAGCCTGATGTTAGATACTCAGTAGCCTCTCTTCAGGTTTTAGCTAATGAGCTTTCTGATAGAGTGGTTCTTCAAGTTTCAGCAGGCTTTTCCAAAGCTAGAGAATATGTTCCAGGACTACCTCAAAGATTACAAACTAAACTAGTAATATCTAAAGAAGAGCTTTCTCAAGATACTTTATCATCAGTAAAGAAGTTTGAACAGGACTCAGTATTAAAGGGTATGAGAGAAGCCTTTATAACCCTCTTCACAGAACTCAAAAAGCTTTCTAAAGGTAAGTAGTAATGAACCTATCTCAAGAGGTTTTAAGATTGCTAGAAAAGTCTAATAAACCTGACCCATCTCAGATAGTAGAAGTTCCAAAAAGGTTAAGGAGAAAGAGTAGGGTAACATTAAAACAGATTTATTTGAACTTCCCCTACTCTGTCTATAAGTACGATCCCATTCCTCCTCAACCTGTGAAGATTAGAAGGATAGAGTTAACTGAAGATGAGTTGGTAATGACTGTCCATGCTTATGTTAAATCGGTTTCAAGACCAGGGAAATATCATAGCTGTGTCTTACAGTTAGCGAGACCTAATACTAATATAGATTGGAGTTGGGATTTACCAGTAGCAGTAAGGTGTTCTTGTGAGTCTTTTAGATATTTCCTGGCTTATGCTCTTTATTCTCATGGAGCTTTATTTGGTAGACCTTCTCTCTGGAATAAAGTACCTGCTAAAATCCGTAATCCTATGAACATTCCCCAAATCGGAAAACATCTATGTTTATTGACAGAATATTTAATTAAACATAGAATAATTAAAGGGAAAATTGTTTGGAATGTTATGAAGTATAAAGATGGTGGTAGGAAAAAGTAATGTTTAAGAATAAACCTTACAGGAATAGAGATTGGTTGTATAATGAATTAATTGTAAAAGGTAAATCAAGAATTCAAGTGGCGAAAGAGTTAGGAGTTAATAGAGATACTATTGAGAAGTGGGCAAGAAAATTTGGATTAGGTTATCCAGAGAAACTTTATCAAAACAAAGAATGGTTAGAGGAACAATATGTAAAGTTAGGAAAATCAACTATTCAGATAGCAGAAGAATTAGGGGTTTCTGAAACTGTTATATTAAAGTGGTTAAAGAAATTTGGAATACCAATAAGAAGATGGCATAAGAAAGGAAAGTACACTAATAAAGAATGGCTTTATAATGAGTATTATGTTAAAGAAAAATCTATAAAACAAATTGCTGAAGAATGTGATGTAGATCCTTCTTCAGTTAAATATTGGTTTGATAAATTTGGTTTTGTATCAAGAGAAAAGTTTAAACCCGCTATTGGAAGAGAGTGGTTATATCAAGAATATGTAATTAAAAAGAAGTCAATAAAAGAAATTGCAAAGGAGTTAGGAATTCATTATAAAACTGTTTCTAATTTATTAAAGAAGTATAATATTCCTATAAGGAATGTAAATGAAGCTAATTCTTCCGTTTCTAACTTTTATCACCAACTTTCAGATTATTTTAAGCAAGTTTTGGATGGGTTATTACTTGGAGATGGGTCTTTAGCTAAACCAAAATCTTTAAACTCTAATTCTTGTTATCAGCATACTGATAAACACAAGAATTATATAGAGTGGCTAAGACAACAGTTTATTGATGAAGGTTTGGAGTGTGGTAAAATTTATGAAAAGGTCAATGAAAAAGGATTTAAACCTGGTAGTATAGCATTTTATTTTTCTACAAGAAAATATCCTTGTTTAACAGAGCAATATCATAGATGGTATCGGAATGGAAAGAAGATAATACCAAAAGATTTAAAACTTACTCCAACAGTTGTTCTTCATTGGTATATTGGTGATGGGAGTCTAATTAAACCATCAAAAGGTAAACCTTTCATCCATTTTGCTACCAATTGTTTTACTTTTGAAGAGGTTAACTTTTTGGTAGAACAACTTAATAAACTTGGATTAAAAGCATATTTAAGAACTGGAACTGAATACAAAACCAAAAAGAAATTCCCTTACATAGCTTTATCAGTAAAATCAACTCAGGACTTCTTTGATTTTGTAGGCTCTTGTCCAAAACCAATTAAACAAGACTATGGTTATAAGTGGGGATTGACTAACCTATAAGTTAAATTTTAGAAGAATACGCTAAAGGGCAACCCAATGATAAAGTTTAGAGACCCAAACGACAAAATATTGCTTCTTTCTGAAGCAGGTTTGTTAAACCAATATGAAACCCTTAGTGATGTAGAGAAACTCTCACAGGAAGCCATTGAAGAAATCTGGCAAGGTATTATTAAGCGTCGTAAACCTCTAAAGAAGAGGTTAAAGGATAGGAAGCGTTCTTTAATTCAAAAGCAAAACTGGAAAAGGTACAGAACTAAATACCTCTTAGCTCTAAGAAAGTGGCACAAATCTATATCTGGTAAAAGGTTTCACAGAGCACTAGGTAGATTCTTAGCTACTAGGTTATTCAGGAGCGAATCTTACTTATCTCCATTAGAAAGATACGAATTCCTCAAGCTACTTTCCAGTCTTAAAACCCATTGGTATATAGAAGGAGTTTACTACAAGCCTCTCCTAGAAGAAGTTGAGTATGAACTCTTTACTGAAGAAGTATTACCTCTAATAGATGAAATTGAAAAGAAGGTTCTTATAGAGAATAAGCTTGATAAAGAGGATGTAGAGTTCCTCCTAGACATAATAGGAGAGGACTTGTTTACAGTAAAAGATGTGTTAAAGAAAATGCTACTTTTCTCCCTCTCTAACAACCCTGCTAACTCTTCCTGCTATGCTCAGGTAGCAAAGCAGGTTTATAACAACCCTGATAAGTACCACTCTCACTTAATAGCTTTAGTATCTTGTGGTAGTAATCCTTCTGTAACCTTATCACAGCAAGGCGAACCTAAAGTAAACCATGCATTGATAATATCAGGAGATAAGTCTAAGGTACTATTTGACTCATTAGAGAAAAATAGAGTTGCTTACGACTACCCTAGTATTAGCTACTCTAACATAAAAGGTTCTCAGTGCCAAATCATAAAAACAATCCCAGTTTCACTATTCCTTGAATTAGTGAGGAAATATGATGGAAAGGTTAGTTGACCTCATAGAACCACAAATTCAGTTCACACTGCAAGAGTCTAACGAAGTAGATGGTATTCACATCTTAGGTAAGGTAAAAGGCCAATTCTTTGTACCAGATGGCTACTCTAGAAATAATCGCTTTTACCCTCGTAAGCTCTGGGAAAAGGTAATATCCAACCCAAACATCAAAAAGAAACTTAAAGAAAGACGAATGTTTGGTACTATTGGTCACGATACCCCTATAAACGACAACACAATAGCAGAAGGTAAGATTTCTCACATAGTAACTAACCTTTACATAGATGAACAAGGTAGAGGTATAGGAGAAGCTTTAATCCTTAACACTCCTGCTGGTAGGGTTCTTAATACTCTCTTAAGAGCAGGAGCTAAACTCTATGTATCTTCTAGAGCATTTGGAGAATACGAAGGTAAAGACCCTACTGGTAAAGTTCCAGCTTTAAACCCTGATAAGTATGAACTAATAGGATTTGACTTCGTTTATGATCCAGGATTCTTACAAGCCAACCCTGAACTAGTTGAATCCATAAAGCAAGACTTAAAAGAGTGTATAGGAGGTATATGTAGTATATCAGACAACCAAGCTAACTTTAATCAAATTCAGGTTAAGGAGGATAAAAATATGGCTATGGAGCAAGTCCTTGAACAACTTACTAAAGAGAAAGTAGAATTGGAAAAGGAACTAGACAAGGTTCTTAAGGAAAACGAAGAACTCAAAAGACAACTTGAAGAGCTCCAAAAGAATCAAGAGGAAGCTAAATCTGTAAAGGAATCCCTCACTAAGGTAGAAGAGGAGCTCAAATCTCTCAAAGAAACTCTTGCTAAGTATGAAGTATTAGGTACTCCTGAAGAGATTAAAGAGGCTCTAAAAGAGTCTGAGGAAATCCTCAAAGCTTACCTCAAAATAGGTTCTCCTGAAGAAGTTGAAAAGTCTCTCCTCAAGTCTAAAGAAACTCTTGAAAAGTACCTTGAGCTAGGTACTCCTGAAGAAATTAAGGAAACATTAGAAAAAGCTAAATCCACACTAGAAAAACTAGCAGACTTTCAGTCTAGGGTAGGTTCATTAGAAGAGGTTGAAGAATTCCTTAAAGGTATAGAACAAGTTCTCCTTAAGCTTAAGGAAGAAAAACTCAACAAGCAAGTAGAGGAACTCGCTAAAGAGTTTAAAGCAGACAAGGAAGTTGTAGAAAGGTTAGTTTCTAAGTTAGGAGTAGAGGAAGCTAAAGAAGTTCTTTCTAAGATGACTGAATCAGCTAAGTATGTTAACAAATATAAAGTTTCCTCGTCTAAGGTAAATGAAACCAAAGAGGATTCTCCTAAATTCCTTAAACCCAGAACAGTAAGGATAGCTGAATCATTCCTCAAGTAACTAACCTGCACTATCAGGTTAGTTAAACTCACTTCAACTCAAATTAAATTACACAAAGGAGGATTAATATGAGCGAACTCATTATTGAAAAGAAGCTTAGGGAAGTAGAAGCACAGGCAGAGAACTACTTTAAAAGATATCGTGAGCAGGTAGAAACTCTTGAAGATCATACTATTCTTGGTAAGCTTAAAGGAGTACAAGCTTGGGATGTAGTTCAGCTTGGGAAAGAGCTTGAAAAGTGGGAAATGCTAGAAGCTACTGTTAAGGAAGATGGACTTAGCTCACTAGGAGCTCTTCCCAAAGTAGCTTTTGATGTTATCACAGTAGCTTATGGTAACTCTGTTATTCCTTTCATAGCTAGTGTACAGAACATTGAAGAAGAGCGTGGAAATGTTTACTTCAAAGTAATCAAGAGGCAAGACACAGGAGATACTATTATTGACCCTAGAACTGGAGCAGTTCTTCCTAGTGGACTTGCTTCTAATGTAGTTTCAGATAAAGAAGTAGCTACTGGAGACGGTACTACTAAAGACTTCACAGTAACAATTGAACCTGTTCCTGTAAGACCTGAAACTTTCCAAGTTAAAGCTGGAAAGGTTTACGGTAAGGATGATGGTAATGGAGTAATCCTTGGAGTAGGAGTTTGGGGTTCTATTGACTACAAAACTGGTACAGTAGAACTCCACTTTGCTGATGCTCCTGCTAATGGAACTCCTATTGTAGTTGGATATCAGCTTGATGTAGAAGCTCAAGCAGACCTACCTAGCATTGGTTCTGTATTTGAATCTGTACCTGTTACAGCTAGGATTTATGCTCTTAAAGGAGTAGTAGGACTTCTCCAATCTTATGCTCTCAGGCAAAGGTTTGGAATTGTAGCTGAAGATGAACTAGCTAAAGACCTGGTTGTAGCTATTAACAATGAGATTGGTGGTGACCTTATCAGGAAGATGAATGCTAATCCTGCTGGTGGAACTATTAATTGGGACAAAACTCCTCCAGATGGAGTAAGCTATTTTGAGCATTAGTTTTGCTAGTGCTCGTTAAACCCCCCTAATTGCGGGAAAGCCCTAAAGCCCTTAGTACCAACTCACTAAGGGAAACCTTAGTGAGGGCCACAGGTCGCAAGCCTGTGGGTATGGTAAAAAGCTAAGGGATGAGGGAGTAAAACTCCTGAAATGGGCAACCCGCAGCCAAGCCCCTAAAGGTATCTTATGATACCTATGGGGAAGGTTCAGAGACTATCCAAGGGGATAAACAGGAATCCTATTTTGGATTCCTGCCCTGGAGTAGTCCTCAAGCGAGGACGAAATGGGGGGCACTCTGGGGTTATAGGTTATAATAATCATATATCCTGCTTTAGGAGGTTAATAAAATGCCCCAGAGTGGTGATATAGTCCCATCCCAGAGGGAAACCTCTGGGCGGTCTGCCAGAAGGTTCTATGTATATGTTTACCTAGACCCTCGTTATCCTGGAAAGTTCAAGTATGGTAAGTATGAGTTTGATTATGAACCTTTCTATGTAGGTAAGGGTACAGGGAAGAGAAAGTTTGCTCATTTGGATGAAGCGAGGAAGGGTATTAAGCACCCTAAAAATAACCAAATTAAAGCTATTTGGAATGCTGGACTTGAACCTATTATTTTGGAAGTATTTTCAGGTTTAACAGAAGAGGAAGCGTTAGAGAAAGAAAAAGAACTAATAGCTACCATAGGAAGGTATGAGTTAGGGCAAGGCCCTCTACATAACCTTACTCCTGGTGGTGATGGAGTTTCAGGAGAAGGGTTACCCTCTGAAATAAGGAAGAAGAGATTTGGAAGAAAATTTGATGAAGAAACTAGAAAGAAGATAGGAAGTAGGTATTACCCAAGAGGGCCTGAGCATCCTAATTGGGGTAGAAAGTGGAGCGAGGAAACTAGGAGAAAAATAGGTGAAAAGTCCAGAGGAAGGAGACATAGCGAGGAGACCAAGAGGAAGATTAGTGAGAAGCTTAAAGGTAGGAAGATGCCTAAAGAGGCAATTGAGAAGAGAGTTAAAACTAGAAAGGAGAAGTTAGCTAAAGGTTTAATAAGAATTACTAAAGGAATGAAAGTTCATACTGAAGAAGGTCTGAGACAAAGAACCATTAGAATGATAGTTAAGATTCTGGATAAGCTTAATGAACTTTCTCTTCCCTGTACTGAAGAAAATTATGAAAGAGTGAGGAAAGAATATTATCCCAATTCTTATCCTACTTGGAAAACTTATCTTAGAAAGTATAAAGATTACATAGAACCTCCTGGTAAGACGGGTGGGGAGTAGCGATCCCTGCTGAAGGTGATGAAGCAAACAGTTAAGGACGCACTTGCAGACCTTGAAGGTTCTATTGTTCAGAATGCAGGTAGAGGAGTTATTAATGTTATCATAGCAGGTGCTAAGGTAGCATCCATCCTTTCAACTCTCCCTGGATTTGAGAAGATAGCTGATGGTAAGGCAATGGGTGCTCATGTATTTGGTACTCTTGATGGAGTAACTGTTATTAGGGTTAATGATGCTAATGCACTACCTGCTAATGTAGCATTAGGAATTTATAATCCTGATAATCCATTTGAAGGTGCTGCAGTTTATGCTCCTTATATGCCTCTCACCACTACAGACCTCATTCCACTTTCCCCTAACCCACTAACAAACCAGAGGGCTGTTGCTGTATGGGCTGGAGTAGAGGTAATTGTTCCTCAGTTTGTAGGTAAGCTTGAAGTTAAGAATGCTTAATTGATATAGGGAGAGGGTACTAACCCTCTCCCATTTTCAGTAATAAAGGAGGTTAGGTTATGGCAAAGATACATGAAATAATTTCCTTGCTAGAGGACTTAGATATAGAAATTCCTACTAAAACCTGTGTATGTCCTAACTGTGGTTATGAGATGGAAGCTCCTATGGGAGTACCTTGTTCTAACTATGATTGTCCTAAGTGTGGTACTCCTATGACTAGGAAAGTAGATAATCAAGAACCAGAACAACCTGATGAAGAGCCTGAAGAGTCTAAGAAAAATGAAACTAAAGTTATAAAAGCTAAACTTATCTTTAATGGTTCAGATGCTCCTACTTTTGATTTAATAGATGAGCAAGGTAATCCTATCTTTTCAGCTCTTAATAAAGTAGATGCAATAGCTAAACTCCTTCAACTTAAGTCCAATCCTACTGCTGAAGATGCAGTTCTTTGTGCTATGGAAGATGGAGAGTGTGAAATAGAAGTTGAGGTAGAGGGATAGGAATGGTGAAAATAGATTACGAGTTGTGTATCCAATGCTATATCTGTGTAGATGAATGTCCTATGGGTTGTTTTCAAATTCTTAACGATTACCCTCACTTTTCTAGTTCAAGTGAATCCTCTTGTTTAAATTGTGGGTTATGTATCCAAAATTGCCCTACACTAGCAATAGATTGGAAAGATTCAGTTATGTAGAGGAGGTTAAGTTATGGCTAACGCTAAAAGACTTTTAGCTTTAGTAGAGAGGTGTAAATCTAAGAAGAAAAAGGTTAAGGAAGCTCTTACATCTGACCTTTACGATAAAATGGGAATTATCCTTAGGGAGTCCTCTTACTTTGACTTTGACCCTATTGATGAAGAGCAGGGTACTTACATGGTAGCTATTAATGTAGCAGGTAAGGAAATCATCCAAGTAAATACTAAGCTAGATGAAAATGGTAACATTGTCTTTGATTCCTATGAGGTAGATGAAGGTGGACTTAAAGCTATGGTAGAGTTTATTGAGAATAAGGCTAAGGAGCTTCAAAGTGGAGGAGAGGAAGGTTAAAGAGCAACTCCCTAAGTTCTTCATAGACCAAGCCTCCTTCCTTTTCCTAATCAACCATCTCCACTTACTTCCAGAGGACTCTCTTCAGAGAAGGTTGGAGGAAATACTTAAGTTTGGTTGTAAATCTAACTACCAGAGAATCTTTGTTTGCAGAGTAATAAAACTAGCTAAGGAAAGAAAATTCAGCTCTAAAACGCTTTCACTAATACAAAAGCTTAAAAAGGTTTGTGGAGTTAATGAGATGAGGTTAATAGAAAGACTTAACAACTTACTCCTAGAGATAGATGAAGCTAACTGGGTAAACAAAGTTAAACCTAAGTGGCATCCTCCTGAAGGTTTGTTTACTAAAGACCCTGAAACAATAGCTAAAACAGTAGCTAAGGCTTCTAAGGATTATAAGCAAGCTGTTGCTAGGGTAAACTTTTTCTACAACAGGTATGGTTGTTCAGGAGATAGGAAAGGAGATCCAATCTGTAAGAAGAGGACTAAAGTACTTCAGCTCTTAAGAAAGATATTTAAGAAAACTGAGGAAGAGGCTACTAAAGTGATAATTACTTATGATGGAGATACTTTTGATGTAGTTTATCCTAGTGGTAGTGTAGAGAGTTTTTCTGATGAAACTTCTTTCCTTCAGTTTGCAAGAGATAAGAGGATTAAAGGTAAGAACGGGATAACAGACCAGCAGTTAGTAGATTGGGTTAAGGATGCAGGTTATATAGAGGCTGTACTAGGTTAGTAATACTTTTTAACTAATTCATCTTACTTAGTATTACTGCTATTCAAAATTTCCTAGGGTCAATAAAATTTAGTATTATTAAGTAATACTAATCCAACTAATCGTAATACTAGAGAGTTCAAATGGACAAGCAAGCCATAGTAAGGTTAATAATCAGGTTAAGCAGTAAAGAACCTACACTCTACATTATAGAAGCTATCCAATTGCTTAATACTGCTTTACTTCTTTATGATGAAGATAAGACCCTTTCTACTCTACTTTACAGTAGAGCTTTAAAGCTTATTTCACTAGACAAAGAATCCTAACTCCATTAAGGATATACAATGGCAACTGTATTAGAACAGATAACTAGAGTAATAGCTAAAACAACCTCTACTCAACTTTCAGTTCTGGAAAACATCTTAGGTTTTCCAGCTAAGATTTATTATCCAGTTCAATATGGTTCTTTGCTAGATCAAGATGCTGAGATTACTTATAACAACACTCCAGATCTAGAAGCAAATATACTTTTAGCTAGCATATACAATTCAGCTTTCTTATCTCCTACTGATTCATCTTTAGAGGAAGCTTTCTCTCAAGATGAGGTAGTTTGGTTTCTTTCAGGTAAGAAAGAACCTCCCCCTCTTAATTCTAAGGTTGAAATTACTATTAATAACAAAACTTTAGCTTTCCAAGTCTCTCATATAAAAGAAGATCCTACTAGAGCTGGAGCTTACTATGAAATTTACCTTACTAGTATGAGGTAATAATGCTATCCGATTTCTATATCTTTGGAGTTCTTAAATCCCTCCAAGACTACCTAGAAGATACTTTTGATTTCCCTTTAGTGAAAACTCCCTATTCAACCCCCCACTTTACTTTCCAAAAAAGCTTTTACTTCTCTCCTGATTTACAAACTGTTCCAGATGGATTAAAGAGGGTAGGTTTAAGTAAGCAATCTAAGTTCTTCCTCCTCTTATATAACAGAAGCTCCTTTCAAATTCAAAACTACAGAAGGTTTGACATTCAAGCTTATTCTAGAGAGTATTTAAAAAGTTTAGTTGAAGCAGGATTAATACCTTACAATTACAAAGGAAGGTATCGTTTAGCTGAGATAACTTTAAGACTTAAACCTCTCACTAATGTGTTTAGGTATCAGTATGAATTTGAGGAAATGTTCTTTTTAGATTGGGTTGGACACGGTTCTTTAGATATATCAGTTCCTTTAACTGATGAAATAACTTTTGATACTAAGATTGGTATCAAGTGTGAACCTTTCCTAGAGATAGTAAAAGAGTACCCAGATAAGAAACTTTTCTCAGGTACTTTTGAAATAACTTTTGAAGTTCCAATTCTCTCCTTAAACAAGGAGAAGATAGGTATTATCAAGACAATTAGAGATATTATCTATGACTGGGATGATTCATCAACTTTGGATAAAGAAACTTTAACTCCTTAAAGTGAGGTTAGAAATATGGCTAAAAAACGAAAAGAACCTAAAGAACTTTCCATTAAAGAAAAGCCTACAATTCCTACTAAAACAACTAAAAAACTGCTAAACCCTAATCCTTTTGATATTCGTATTAGAGTAGATGGACAAGTTCTAATCCTTCCTCCTAAAGGAATAATAGAAGTTAACTCTAACTCTCAAATTCAAACTTTTGGAAACCACTCTATTATGGAGGTTAAGTAGTAATGTCTGCTCCTACCATTGTGATAACAGAAAAAGACCTTTCCCAAACGGTTCCAGGATTTCCTGGAGTATATGGTTTAATGTTAGTTCCTTCTAAGTTTGGTTCAGAGGAACCTACTCTAGTATCTTCTCAAACAGATTACCTAAACAAGTTTACTCTAGATGGTAAGGTTCACATAGGAGAAACTCTTACTCACTTTTCAGCTTTAGCTTTTCTAGAGAAATCAAATAAGCTCTGGGTAAAGAGAGTAACTAATGGAGCTCTTTATGGAGGGGTATTAGTATCTTCAGGTCAAGATATTGATGGAGACGGTTCAGTAGATTCTACTAAAGGACTAACTTCTGGAGTCTCTTCTCCTACTGATGTATCATTTGGAAACGATCATGTATTTGCAGTATTAGGTTCTAATAGAGGAGCTTGGAACAACAGGTTAAGCATTAAGATTACTAACTACTCTACTAATCCAGACCTAGTAAAACTTCCTAATGCTTTCCTCTTAGAGGTTCTCCTAGATGGAAAACCTGTAGAGTCTTGGGTTCTTTCTAGAAATCCTGAAGCTAAAGATGGTTATGGTAATAACATCTATGTAGAATCAGTAAATGGAAAGTCTAGGTATATCCAGATTGTAGATAATATAGCTGTAGATAGCTCAATTAACCCTGAAGATATAACTACTCCAGTTTCCCTTTCAGGTGGAGATGATGGAAATCCTGTAACTGATGCTCAAATGGTTCAAGCTCTCCAAGAGTTTAAAGATGCTGATTCCTACCCTGTTACAGTTTTAATGGATGGAGGTTGGTCAACTCCAGCTTATCAAAGAGAACTTATCTCCATTGCTGAAGAAAGAGAGGACTGTGTAGCTATTCTATCAGTTCCTATTGATAAGCAAAATTCAGTAAATGATATAGTTGATTATGTAACTAAAGAACTTAACAACCCTTCTTCCTATGGAGCTGTATATGTTTCCCATGTCAAAGTTTTAGATAGGTTTAACAACAGGGAAATATATGTAGACCCTACTGGTTTTGTAGGAGCTGTTATCTCCCAAACTGCTACTAACCAAGAGATTTGGTATGCTCCTGCTGGTTGGAATAGGGGTAAACTCAATGTTTTAGATGTTTATAAGAGGTTTACTAAAGCAGAACAAGATTACCTCTATGATAATAATGTTAACTTCATCAAGTTTAAACCAGGAATGGGAATAGCTATCTTTGGTCAAAAGACACTCCAAAGAATTCCTTCAGCCTTAGATAGGCTAAATGTTAGACTTCTCCTTGTAGCTCTCAAACCTGCTATTAAGCGTATGCTTGAATCCTTCTTCTTTGAGTTTAACGATGAAGAAACTAGGTATCGTGTTAGAACTATCCTTTCTTCTTACCTAGAGGAAGTAAAAGCTAAAAGAGGTATCTACGACTACTATGTAAAGTGTGATGAGGAGAATAACACTCCTCAAGTAATAGATAACAATGAACTAGAAGTTTGGATTTTCATTAAACCTATGAGAGTAGTTGAATACATTAAAGTACCTCTTACGCTTAGCTCTACTGGAGTTAACTTTGGTGAAATAACTATTGGAGGTTAATATGGTTAGGCCTACCCTTAGTGAACTTAGAACTTTACCTGATAAAGCAACTCTTTATCAATGGAACTTTATAGTAGTAAAAGCTCCTCCAGCAGTCCCTTTCCCTTCTTCTAACGAAATTAACTTAAGAGTTCTTACTAGTGGAGTTCCTAAGAAAACTAACCAGAAGATTGAGTATAGAATTAGAGGACACAGACTTTTCCAACCTGGAGTTAATGAGTCATCTGGAGAGATTACAGTTACCTTAGTAGATACTGTTGATGCTCTAGTTCAGAAGTGGATTAGGGATTGGAGAGAAGCCTGTGCTGAATACAATACTCAAACCCACAAGAAAACTTCTGATGTAGAAGCTGAAATAGTTCTAGAAAGGTTGGATAGGCAAGATAAAGTTATCTGGAGATACCATTTAGTAGGTTGCTTCCTTTCTGATTATGATCCAGTAGGAGGGGATTTAGGTTCTGATTCAGACATAGCTAAACCTACTCTCACCATCACTTATGTAGACTACTATGATGAGTAAGAGTGATGATAAAGTTATCAGACCTACTATACAAAAAATGGGATTTTTCAACTACTTATAAGTGGGATATAACAGTAGAGCCTTATAGGGGGAGTGAAATTCCCCCTCCTCCTTCTCCTTTTGACAAGTTTCTACCTATTACAGATGTAAACCTAGAGCTTTACTCCCCAACTGAATCCTCTGTTACTACAGCAGGAATTACAGCTTCTTACCCAACTGGAGTAACTTTAGGAGAACTTTCCTTTACATTATTATTAGACGATGAGGGAAGATTAGCAAAGTGGTTAACCTTACAAGAAGAATTAAGATACAAAAGAAAACCTTTGCTCTCTATTACACTGCTATTCCACATTAAGAAGTACAGCAGACAAAATCAGCTTATATGGAATAAGTCTGTAATTGGGTTTTTATCATCTTCATTTAAGAGAGCTTGGAACTCTAATAGCGAAATAGAGTCTGTTAATCTACTATACAGAATAGTAGGAGTTATAAATGAATAAGTTAACTCTACCTAAGTATAAAGTAGAACCCCACTCCCTACCCTCCCAAGGTAAGTTCTACCCAGAAGGATTTTCCCTCTATATTCGTCCTTACACATTTGGAGAGGTAGAATATCTATCCCAATCTGATTTGCATGTAAAAGATTATGTAGAGTATATACTACAGGGGATTGAATGTAGCTTCAATAAGAAACTTTTAACTCTATTTGATTTCTTTTTCCTATCAATACTAAGGAAGCTCTACACTTTAGGAGAAGAGAAATACACTATTGAATATACCTGTGAGTGTGGAAACTTAGTTAGTTCTACTTTCCATATCTCTGATATAGAGTTTGAGGACTTAGGTCAAGTACCTCAGAAAATAGAACTCTCTTACAAAGGTTCTTTAGAGCTTCTAATTAAACCTGTTACCTTAGAAAGGTTCTTAAGTTCAGGAATAAATACCTTTGACTTGAAAGAGAGTCAATTATTAGCTCTACATATTTACTCTATGCCCTACCAAGAAGCCTATGATTTTATTACTAACCTACCTTTCAACGAAGTTCAAGAGTTAGAGTCTATCATAACTCAGTTTTACCACAGCTTTAAACCTATTATCGTGAAATGTCCTAACTGTGGTAAGATAAGAGAGATAGATTTAGCTAGTGATTTGGAGGAAATAGTAAAACCTTTTCGTGAACCCAAAAGAACTTCAGCGTTTGAAATTCTTAGCAAGTAAGTTTCACTTTGTAGATGTTTATCATATACACTTTGTTGATTTTGGAACTTTCCTTTACTTAATGGATTTGGAGAAGGAATATTATGAAAAGTATAAATCTCAAGATTAACTTCTCTCTCCCTATTCCTTTAAAAGAGTTGAAGTCTAAGCTGGAAACCTTATCTGAAAAGATATCTGGTTCTATTTCTACTACTGAGAAAGCTTACAGAGAATTAGCCAAACTTTCCTACTCTACTAGTTCAGTAACCCAATTACTAACCCAAATTAATTCAGAACTTTCTATTGAGGAAAAGAAGAGTTTAGATAAGATAACTCAAGCCATATATCCTGTTGTAGAAAAAGTTTACTCAAGACAACCTGTTTCAACTAAAGAAGCTGAAAAGTTTGTAGAAGCGATTAATAAGCTAAATGAGATTGTTCAAGATTTACCAGATAAGATAAAAGTTTCCCTATCTCCAATTCTTCAAAACTTAAAAGATTTCCTCTCTAGCTCAGCTCCAGATTTAGTAAAGTATCAAACTTTTAATACAGTTGTATCAGAGCTTTCTGAGTTAGGAAAATTACCAGATGAGTTAAGAGAATATACTAACCTAACCCTAGAAGAGTTTAAAGAGCAGAAGGAAAAGATTATTGAAGTCTTATCCTCATCTAAACTAGAGTCCTTTAAGGAAAAAGAAGAGCTAAAAGAACTTTTAGTTAAACTCAACAAAACACTAGACATTTCCAGATTAGAAAAAGAAGTAGATAAAAAGAAGAAACTTTCCCTCAAGGAACTATTCCTTTCAGCTCCAAGTTCTGTTAGTAGAGGAAGAGGCATCATTTCTTCAGCAGTAGAGCTTTTCTTTTCCTCTATTGGAATGCCTGGATTAGGTAATTTTCTAGGGGACTTAATTGAAGGTGGAAGTGATCTTTTATTCTTCTTGCCTCTACTAGGTAAGCTTAAATCAATAGGGAAAGGTTTTAAAGTCTTTACTAAAGGGTTTTCCTTATTAAAGAAGTTTCAATTAATAGGGAAAGTTGGAACTTCTTTATCTAAAGTTAGTAGTGTAGCTGAAGTAGGTAAACTTGGAACTGTTTTCAATATTGGGAAAGGTTTACTTGGTAAGTTAGCTTTACCTTTAACAGTAGCTTTAGGAACTTACTCAGCTTATAAAGGGTTTAGGAATGCTGAAAAGATATTTGGTGAAGATGCTACTTTAGCACAAAAGTTAGAGTCAGCAGGAGCTAAGGTAGTATCAGACTTTACCTTTGATTTAGTATCCCAAGAGAAAGTTGCTAAAGGTTTAGATTGGTTAAACAGGAAAGTTTTAAAATATACGCCATTTGGACTGCTTTATAACCTTCTAAATACCAAACCCTTTAGTAAAGGTAAAACTTCCCATAAAGAAGCAATAGATAAATCTCAGAAGGAGTTTTCAGACCAATTTAATTTAGAAAAACTCCTTTTAGCTCAGATTAAAGTTGAATCCAACTTCAATCCTAGAGCAGTATCTAAAGCAGGAGCAGTAGGATTAGCTCAATTCCTTCCCTCCACTTGGAAGGATGTTTGGGAAAAGAGAAGAAAGTTCTTCACTAAGTTTAATCCCAACCTATCTAAGTTCAAAAGAATTCCTGATATAACCAATCCTGAAGCCCAGATTGAAGCACAGAAGGCATATATGAAATGGTTGCTCTCAGAGTTTAAAAGGAATGTAAACTGGGCTCTGGTAGCATATAACTGGGGAATAGGTAATGCTAAAAAGCTTTACAAGAGGGTAGGAGGAGACTTTTCTAAAGCTTATTCTTACCTACCTAAAGAAACCCAGTCTTATGTTAAGAGGATTACCAACATAGCTTCCAAGATGGATAAGTCTGAAGTTTCTTTAGCTACAGTTTATAGAACTCAAGAGAAAAAGATTTACAACCCTCCTGAACCAGTTAAGGAATCTTCTCCTACTGTTAATCCTACAGTATTACCTAAGAGAGAAATTGATTCCTATGGAGTACTACTAGCAAATCACTTAATCTGGGATTAACCAATGTTAGAGATAGAAAAGCTTTACTCTAGACCTGAAACTACTATTCAGATAGGATTACCCCATTTAAGTAATAGTAGAGATACAGTTTTCTTATGGACTGGGCAATTTTCAATAGGGGGTAGTGCTGAGTTTACTACCCCTTATGATTCTGTAAGAGCTCAAAAGCTAAAAGAATTCTCAGTAATGGCTTCAGAAATATTCTCTGAAGTAGCTTCAGCAGTAGGAGGAGACAAACTCCAAAAGCTAAGTGAGTATGTTAATAAAGGAGTTCTTACTTCAGTAAACCAAACTGTAGCTATGTTCTCTGGTTATAAAAAACCAGTCTTTACAGTAGTCCTAGTAGATATAGCTTACAAACCTAATATGAATCCTATAAAGAGATTAACTCCTCTCCTTAAAGCTGTTTTTCCTGAAGTAGCAACCTCTGTAACAGTATCAAAACCTTTTAACTATACAACAAGAATTTCAGGTGGAGAAATATTTGCTGAAAATGCAGTATCAGTAAGAATAGCTAGGTTCTTTGAAGCTCACAACTGGATGATAATAAGAGATGTTCAATTAAGTTTTTCTAACGAAACTACTGATACAGGGTTTCCTCTCTATGGAACAGCTCAAGTTACATTTGAACCTTATAAACTTCCATCATATAAAGATGTTCTCTCTTGGTTCAAGTTTGAATAAGAGGTAAATAATGTATAAGATAAACCTAACTTACCAAGGCTTTCCTAAGTATTCGTTAGGTAGGTTTTGCGAATATCAGGAAGGCATCTATGATGTAGTAACAAGTTTGTTCTTTGAACAACTCTCTACTTTACCTCCATCTAAGTTTATAACTTTAGACGCCAAATATGAACATCGTCCAGACTTACTTTCCTACGATGAGTATGGAGATACCCAGTATTGGTATTTAATAATGGTTTACAACAACATAATAGACATTGATAATTTTGTAGCAGGAATAAAACTAAAACTCTTCTCACTAGAAGACTTAGAAATTCTCTATCAATCCTTAATACCTCAAGGGTAAAGAAATGGTAAAGTATGAAAACCAGCAGTATTTACTTTTTACTATTGTAATAAGAAGGAAAGATGGAACGATAGAAAAACACGACTTTATAAACAGAGAAAATTTTATAGACTTCTTACTAATAGAGAAAACAGGTAACCACTTACCTGAGTTTCAGTTAAGGTTTGTAACAGACGACTTAAAGTTGTTGAAGTGGTTAGCTGAGGAAACTGAAATAATAGTAACAGTAGGTCAAACTGAAACCAAATCTATTACTACTAAACTGTTAGTTTTAGAAAAGGAGTATTCCAAAACTGGTGAAACCTTTGAAGTAGTTTTATCAGGTATTTTACGAAAGCCTGATTACCTATATAAATCCAAAATAAGGTATTTTGAAGATAAACCTTCCTCCTATGTTATAGAAAGGGTAGCCAAAGAAGATTTTGCCTGAGTTCAAGTCCTCCCTAGTTCTAGGGATAAAATGACTTGGATTCAGTATAACATTCCTAACAGAAAGTTTATAAATGAACTTTGGCTCAACTCTTATATATCTGAAGAAGAGTTTTACTTAATAGGAATTACGAGTTTTGGAAGATTTAGATGTTTATCCTTACCTTATATAGTAGGACAAGAACCTTGGAATGCTTTCCCTAGAAAGGAAAAGTTAGGCTCTAGGGATTTCATTTTTGAAGGAGACATAAAAGTAACCTCAAGGACTGGTTTTATCAATAAGTTATCAACCAAGAAGATAGCTGGTTATAATGAGACTGAAAATAAGCTCTGCTGTAAACCTATTGTACCCAGTAATAAACTTTCCTACTCATTAGTTCCTGATAATAAAACCATTTACGATATAGAACATCTGAGATTAAAGGATTATGTAAAAGTAGATTTTTCCAATGTTCATAAGCATTGGGTTTATGCTAAATCTAAGAATCTTTCTAACTTAATGCACTTTTCAAGACTGGAAGTAAACATAAGATATACTGGTAGGTTTATAAAACATCAAGTTTTAGACCACTTGAAGTTGTTTGACATAGACTCTAAACAAAAGCACTTTTACGACCTATATACAGGAAGCTACATCATAACTAAGATTTGTAGGTATTTTACAGCTAAATCCATTGTAACAGATTTAACTCTGAATAGGGAAGCTCTTAATATAACCTTCCCCAAGTGGAGGAAGAAAAATGATAATAGCATTAGCTGATACTTTGAAAGATGAAAAATTTGACATAACAAGTAAGTTGTGGGTAGGCGAGGTTATCTGAAACGCAGACCCTCTCCAGTTGGGGAGGATAAAGGTAATGATAAAACCTTTATGGAAAGGTATCCCAGCTAAACACTTACCTTTTGTTCATCCTATTAGACCAAACCTGTTAGGAGCTAGGTCTGATTCCTCTAACTTTTCAGTTCCAGAGAAAGGTTCTTATGTAATAGTTAAGTTTGAAGATTCTATTTATAACCCTTACTACATAGGGGAAATCCAGTCAACTCCTACCCATCAACATTTATTTGATGAAGACTACCCTGAAACTTATGGGTTTAGGGATAAGAAGAATAATTGGTTTAAGATAAATAAAGCTAAGGAGTATGTAGAGTTCCATCATTCATCTGGTTCAAAAATTAGGATTGAGAAGGATGGAACTATTTACATTAAATCAGTTAAAGATGTTGTATGGGATGTAGCAGGAGACTTCTATGTTAAAACTTCTACAGCTACTTGGGTTAAGAGATGATGTATATAAGCAGGCTTAAAGACCCTAATGAGGCTGGAGGGAAAGTAGTAGATACTAAGCAGAACTGGTTTACTGTAGATGGTTTACCAGTGGCTACTAATGGAGATAATGTTTCTTCCCACCCTCCTTGTCCTAAACCTCCTATTCATTGCTATGGTAGGTGTAAAACAGATAATGGATTAAGTTGGTTTACCATAGATAACATTCCTGTTAATGTATCTTCTAAACCTGATAACTGTGGACACACTAGGAATTCCAACCAAACTTGGTTTAGGGTGATAGAATGAATCCAATAGTTTACTCGGATGTAAGTAATAAACCTAGTAAATCTGAAAAAGTAATTAATGAACATGCTGTTTACCAAGCTTTAGATAATCTTCTTTCTACTGAGAAAGGAGAGAGGTTATTCCTACCTAACTTTGGAGCAGAACTGAGAAAGCTCTTATTTGAACCTATTGATGAAATGACTGCTTTCTTAATTAAATCCAAGCTCATAGAAAGCATTCAAATATGGGAACCAAGAGTAGAGCTCATAACCCTTTCTGTAATCCCTTATCCTGATGATAACCTTTATGTAGTAAACCTGATATTCAAAATCAAAGGGTTAGAGGGAACTTATAACTGGACTAAGATTTTAAAACCTGAGTAGAGGTAGAAATGATAGACCCTAAATCAGTTTCTTATGAGGAAATATTACAGGATTTAAAGGAATATGTTGAATCACAAGGAGAATCTTGGAAAGACTTCTTTGAAACCTCTACTGGTCAAATACTTTTGGAACTGTTAGCTGGAGTTGGTTCATTCTTATTAACTAAGACTTACTTTGCTAGAAGAGAAGCTTACCTCCATCAAGCCAAAATAACCTCCTCAGCTATTTCCATTGCTGAAGGTTTATCTTATCCAGTATTTAGAGGTTATCCTCCTAAAGTAGTTTTCCAAGTTTCTTCAGATGAGGTACTTACACTAAATAAATACTCTGTTATAGGCTATGTTGGAGATTACGATATAATTCTTTCAGATGACTTAGTTGTTAATGCAGGGGAGACTAAAAAGTTTTATGCTTATATAGGTAAGTACGTTGAGGAAGAGAAAACCATCTCCTTTACCTCTGAAACTCAGAAATACATCTTCTTAAGGTTTTTAACTCAAGTTTCAGAAATATTTGACTTTGAGGTAAATGGAACTAAAGCTGATTACTCTTTAAAGGTTAGAGACCTAAAGGAGAAGTGGTTATTACTAACCAATCAAGCTTTATCAATAGATGCTTTCTACCTTAACCTTAATGATACATACTCAGAAGGAGATAAAGCCAAGATAAAAGGGATTTACTTTGACTACAAAACAGATTCATTTGAAGTAAATGATATCATCTTCTATGATAACAGATTTACTCCTCTTAAAGTAGAAAAGCCAATAAAACCTGATTCCCTTAAATCTATACAAGTAATAGCTCCTTACTATGCTGATACTTCTCTAATAGTAAGGGCTAGAGAAGATTACAAAAAACTGTTCTTAATCAAGTTTCCTTACTTGAGGGATGCAGTTTCCCACGATAAGGAAAATAAATTCTGTATAGTTCAGCTTTCCTACTTAAAAGAAGACTTAACTTCACTTTCTGATGAAGAGAAACAAGAGTTTTTAGACTTTGTTGACCAACTAAGACCTATGGGTATTCCTCTACCAGAGATAATTGACCCAGAGGAAATTCAAGTAAATTTAACTTTCAAAATCAGGTTAAGCAGAACTGTTGACACTTCTCTAATAAAGGAAGCTGTAGAGTCCTGCATAGAAAAGTTCTCTAAAAAACTAGGTAAAGATTTGGACTTATATGAAATGGAGTTTTACCTAGAGGAAAATTACGACTTTATTAAAATAGCTAGGGTAGTCAATAACACTTCAGGTTATACTGTAAACTGGAATTCCTACATAAAAGTGAATAACTACTCATTGGAGTTCTTCTAATGAAGATTGAATTTATTCCAGAGAACTTAAGAGATGAGGAGATATTTCAGTATATAACAGAACTCCTGGACAAAGTAGTGGAGAAAGACAATGAAATAGCTCAACCTCTCCTTTCTAAGCTAGACCCTTCCAATACTGAAGATATAGAAGAAGTTTATAAAGAGTTTGGAGTTGACTACATAATAGATATGCTTAAAACTGAGGAAACCAAAGAAATCCTTTCAGCCTATTTCTCTTTGATAAGAGCTTATAAAGGTAAACGCTCAGGTTTGGAGCTTTTGTTTAACTTACTAGGTTGGAAGTTTGAAATTAAAGAGTGGTGGGAAGAACCTGAAAGACTCCCTTGCTGTACTGCTGAAGTTTCTTTATATGTTGACCCTTCCAATGTTAATACTCAACCAGGAAAAACTCCTATGAGTCAAATCCTCTGGTTTATGAGAAACTATGTTTATCCTCTAATTTATTTGGTATGGGTAGTTAACTTAGGCTCTATTGATACAGATATTTTAACTGCTGGTTTCTTTACTAACAAGGTTAAGCAAGACGGTTTTGCTACCTCTTCCTCAATAATATTGACTTCAGCTTTCTTTAAAAAGAAGATTCAAGCTCCTATAATAAGTCAAGATCCTGGAGCAATAGTAGGAGCTACTAAAGTTGGTGAATTTTACATAGGTAAGTATTACCTTAATTCATAATGAAAGGCATTATATTTTGGCGTTATTTTGTTATGTAGATATAGGGGGATACTATGGCCATAACGGGTATCATTACCAATGAAGGTTTAGCCAATTCCATTAAAGTAGCTAATAAAGAAGGTTTCTTTATTAAACCTGTTAAGTTTGCTGTATCAGATACTAAAGGAAAATTAGATTCAAGTAGAACTATTAATGACATTAATCCTACTTGGTTTGGATTTGAAAACATATCAGGTGTAGATATTATCTCTTACGACACAGTTCAATTTAGATGTACTATTCCTTATAAAGCTACTACTGAAGTTAAAGATGTAGCAGAGATTTACTTAGTAGGAACTAATCCTGAAGGACAAGACTTCCTATTAGCTATCCACCAAGCTGATCCTGTTATCCAATATGACCCAGCTGGAACTTTAACCCTTCTTATTCAGATTAAAATTCAGAACATAGATGCAACAGACCTTTTTGAATTTGTATATACAGCAGTTCCAGATATAGAAGACCACAACTCTGCTCCTTGTGCTCATACTCATTTACTAAATGCTTTAAAGAAGGCTGGAATTTTTGTTGACTTGTGTAATGGTTCAGAGTTTACCTATGTAGGGCAATATTGGGATGAGAAAGCTGTATTTGACTCTTCTGTAAATGATGGAATGTTAGTTTACAGAGGTTCTGATGGAAAGTATTATCCAGCCATAGCTGATGGTTCAGAAAAAGAGAAGGTTATAGGAGTAGCTTTCCCTAGTAGGAATTCTTTAGTAGTTTCAGGATTAGTAGAAATACCTAATGCTACATTTAACCCTAATCAAATGGTTTATCTATCTGATACTGAAGCTGGTTCTTTTACTCAGAACAAAACTTCTGTTAGAGTAGGTTATGCTTTAACTGATAAAGTAGTTCTCCTTTTTGCTTATAGTGGATTAGGAGCTGACTATGTTCTATCAGATCTTTCTAATGTAAGTTCTTCCTCTATTCAAAATTCCAATTTTGCGTTAGAGATATTAAGGGCTGTTGTATTAGGAGACTATAAAGGAACTTACTATAAAGAGATTTCTTACAATGCAGATAACCTACCTGAGACTATTCAAGTTTGGAAGGATAGCTCAAAAAGTGAAGAATTAGGAACTGTATCAATAACTTATAATGAAGACGGATTACCTACTACTGTTACCTACCAGTTTAGTGGTAATACTATTACTGAAAATATCTCTTACAATGAGGACAATTTACCAATTACTGTTAATCAAACTCTTTCTTAATTGGAGGTATAAATGGGAAGTTTTGAACTTTTAACTCCAGCTATTTACAAGAAACTTAGAGAGTTGGGTTTTGACATTGACAACCTTTCCAACGATATGAACTCTAATTTTGAAGAGCTTTCTGAACAAATCAGTTCAAGTTTAGGTAAATTAAGTGCTCTAGAAATTCAATTAACTAAGCCTTTAGTTTGGGGAGAAGCTAGTGGAAAAGCTGGTGAAAAGATTACATTAAAAGCAGGTTTTTCTATACCAAGAGACCCTTCTGAATACATCTTCTACAAGTGGATTTTACCTGATGGTAATTCAGTAGCAGGGGACACCTTAGAATTTACTATTCCTTCTGATGCTAAACCAGGAGATAAGTTTAAAATCGTTTGTTATGCAGTAAACAGGTTAGGTAATCTTTCTGAACCTGCTTTTATAGAAGTTACATGTAAAGATAGTAGCGAAAACTTTTCCAACCTTAACTCTTGGGATGTAGTAGATTATGAAGGTAAGACTAAAGAAGAAATAGAGGTATTTTGGTACTGGACTTGCACTAAACAAAATGTTTATTACTATGACCTCACCTTCAATTTTGACCAAGCTCCTGATAATGTAGAAATAATTTCTAATGACCCAAGATTAGTAGTTAAGAAGTTAGATAGCAATAAATTCAGGATTTCATATATTACTCCTAGAGAAGTAGGTAAAGTACCATTCGTTTTGAAAGTTCAAAAAGGGAATACGATAAACTATATCTTGTTTAATGAGTTGACTTTTGCTAGTGGATATGGAGTTGTAGTAGAAGGAAACGATGACCCTTCTACTGAATTTAACAAACCAATTGTTCAGAGTAATTCTTTTAAATTCCTACTTAGTTCTTCAGGACTTCTCATATCTTATGATTTCAAGGAGAAGAAAATTAGGAAATATGCAATTGAAGAATCAGATTCTGTTGAGTTAGGCTACGGACCAAATGTAGATATAGATTATTACACTTGTCATGGAACTTGTAAAGATGATGGTTGGACACTTCATCCAGATTGTATTTGCTCCTCTACTACAGTAAGAAGTTTTTGTTCATATCTTGACCTTGATGGTTATGTTGAGTATAGAGCTCAAGATACTCACAGTCAAGATTTAGTTACAGATTCTTCTAGACTTTGGATGGAAACTTTTGGTAATTATAAATACTATAGCGACTACTTTAGAGTAAGAGGTCTAGTTTTAACTAAAACAAATGTGAATTGTCCTAGCAGTTCCTCCCAAGATTGTCCTTCTAGTTATGGTATTTTGACTAATGCATCACAATGTTTTTACGCTGTATCAACTCCAGATAAAAATTTAATTACTTTTAAGTTTCCAAATACAGCAATAGATACTATCACTCATTATAATGAAGTTCCTTTTATGTCCTTTTCCTTAGACAAAAGGTTGGCTGTATTAATTCGTGATGTTAGTTACACTCCTGATGATAGATTTGTTATATCAGACCTAAATTCAGGTAAAACCTACAAATGGAAAGGTGAGGGTTCTTTACCTCCTAGTAATTCTCTCAACTCTCCTTACATTATCTTTTTAGATGATTCATTAAGACCTACTGATTTAGTACCTCTTGCTAAAAATACTTTCCTTAGAAAGGAAAATGATACAACCTACAAAGTTGTAGAACTTGGTTCTCGTCTTTTTGAATTATGTGACTCCTCTATTGAAAAGATGTGGATAGGTGGAATGTTAGTTGATAGATCAGGTAATATACTGAATACCCATTATACTGGAGCTCTTAATGACTATCTCCTCAACAAAAAGGTATTTGGGTGCTACTTTGCTTTTAAGTTTTTTAAAGATGAATATGACGACTATCATATTAGGATATGGATTGCTCCAGACTATGAACCAGTTTCAAAGTTAGTGTATGGAAAGGACGAAAAAGTTCTTGTATCTGAAGGAACTAGCTTAATAAACAAAGACAAGTTAGAATATGAATTTGAACGTAAGACCTATTCAACTGATACTGCTGATGAAACCCTTAATGAAGTACCAGAAATCTTTGAAGAAACAAAAGAACAGACTGTTTCTTGCTCACTTCAAGGTCCACATGAGTATGAATTAATAGCTTACTCTGCACTTCCAAAGGAGGCTTAATATGAAATTTCGTGTGCCTACAACTTATAAAAAGGAAATACCTTTAACTCCTATTCTAGAATTAGATGGTTTTTCTTACTATGAAGGTAACATAAATAGAAAAGATTGGTACATAGAACCTTTGGAGTATTTACCTACTGAAACAGACATTACCTTTGTATTTTCAGGAAAGTACTTCTTAGAAAAAGGACAACCTTACAATTATACAGTTGAGGTGTATTCAGATATTTATTTAAGAAAACCTTTAGCTTTAGAGAACTCTTACTATTTGGTAGAAATTACTTCTAAAACCCATTCGCTACTAGTTCCAGTGGTATTCCGAAACTCTAACTCATCCAGAATGAAATTAACCTTTCTTTTTCCTGGAGTCTATAAGGTAACTAAGGTATATTCAATAGTTCCTAACGCTTTTACTATAAAAGAAAGAATTTTTCATTCCTTAGCAACCAAGACTGAGGTAAAGTTTTGGATAAGACCTACCCATAAATTCTTTGTGTTAGACTATACTATTCAAGACGCTATTAACTTACTTCAAAATAGCAGTTCTACTGCTACATCAGATAGTACCAACACTGCATCAAGAGGATAAAAATGCGTAGTTTATTTGTTATTTTGGGGGTTGTTGCTACTACTTTTATATCCTGTGGAGGAGGTGGCAACAACCCTCCTTCTAACAAGTCAACTGGAACTGAAATGAAGTTGGTATTAAATAATGAGGTTGGAGCATTTATTTATCAAGATAAATATCACAAAGATTCTCCAGAAAACTTGTTAGAGAAAATTTATCTAACTGAAGCAGAATTAAACTGTGATTTTAGCTTCTTTATTGTCAATTATGATACTTACAATGGAAACTTAGATATACGGAACCAAAACAGAATTATTCAACATCTAATTGATAATAATTTTCAGGTGATTGTTGGCTTAGATGTAGATTATCCTAAATTTGCTCAGTCTAATGGTTACTATAATAAAGAATGGGTTGAACATCAAAAAAGATATATAGATTGGATTTATTCAAAATGGAAATCCTCCATTTTAGGAGTTTACATTCCTGAAGAACTCAACTTATGTGTTATTTTTGATAACTATTCCTCTTATGTAAGGGAAGTTGCTAATTATGCATACCAAAAGTATAAATACGTTACAGTTGTTTCTCCTTACTGGAATGGTTGTAGTAATCCAAATTTTCAATACATAAAAGATTTATGCAATCTTCCTTTTATATACTGTTATATTCAAGACGGAGTAGGGAGTAATCTCCGTTCTGTTAAAGAAGCTTATAATAAGCTTACTTATTATTCTCAAGACATTAAACTGTATCCTAATGTTGAAATCTTTGAAAATGGTAATCCTTTTCATATAACCAAAGATAAAGAAAGGCTTAAATCTCAGCTTTCCTCAGCCTCTCAATTTTCTACTTTTGTGTTGTATAAAATTCCTTAATTTGTTGAAGCTGATTGGGAGGATCAAATAGTGGCCAAAAAGAAACTTCCTTACCACAATTTAAATTGGTATAAACAATACGAAAAGTTTGATGGAACTACAGATGATACTCCTCAAGGAGTTGCTAATAGACCAATAGCCCAACTGTTAGAAAATGATCAATACCTAGTTCAAGAGTTAGAGACTCTTTCAGAAACCATTGAAAGTGTTTCAAAGAAAGATGCTACTGTAATAGTTAAACCAACTATTACTAACCCTACTAATAGAGAAACTGATTTTTTAGGAACAATTGAGTCTTCTCCATTTCAACCAACACAGCATTTCTATGGTACTCATCAAGCATCTGATTGGGAAATAGCTACTGATTCTGAGTTTACTAATATAGTTGAGTCCTCATATAACGATACTATTAACTTAACCTCTTATCAACCCAAAAACTTAGACCCAGAAACTACTTACTATGTAAGAGTAAGGTATAAATCAGATTACCACATATCAGACTGGTCTGATCCTGTTAAGTTTACAACAGCTAGTGCTTACATAGAAACACCTACATTATCTACATCTGATACAGGTTCACTTTATCCTACATTTAAACTTACATCATTTAAAGCAGTAGGATGTTCAGACAATTGGAAAAGTACTAATTGGGAAATAGCTACTGATTCTGAATTTAGTAATCTAGTCTTTAGCTACACTGAAACTGATCCATCAAAACAGGATACACTAACAATTTCTTCTGATGTACTTGATGTAGATTCAACTTATTATGTAAGAGCTAGGTATAATGGAGATAAAGGTCATTCTTCAAACTGGTCTAATGTACTAGAGTATAACACTACCAAGTACCAAATTGAATATACAATTCCGTCCCAAGAGAATGAGCTTTCTACAGTGGAAGGTGATGTTACCCATGATGACGGTAGGACTTTTGATACTTCTAAGTATTCCTTAAGTGGAACTGTTACTCATGGGACACTTACAGTAACAGGAATGCATTTTACTTGGGAATTGCCTGAAGTAGATCAAGACACAACAGCTACCATTACTTTATGGGTAACTAGGAATTCAGATGGTAATGACGCAACTGAAAGAGTTTCTAAGCAACTTACTATTAAAAATGTACCACTTGTATCTGATTCAGCTGTAAGTGTTTCCAACTTTCAAGATAGTACTGAATATAATGATGGTTGGGACTTAACAGCTTAATATTGGAGGCTTAACATATGAAAGCACTTAAAGGCGGATGGAAAGAACTTCGTATAATAACTTCAAAAACAACAAAAGACGACTTATATCTTTTTGATAGGATATCAAATAAGGATAAAATAATTGTCTATAATAAATCTGATAAATTCGTTGAGTTTACTCCGTCAAAAGTTGATGAACTGAATTTTATCAACACTCTTGATATTTTTGGTGATGGTAGTTGCATTGCAACTTATACTTTGGATGGGAATGCTAATGACTTATCAGGTAATCATAATGGAACTTGGTATGGTAGTGAACAATATGATACAGGTAAGTTTGACCAATGTGCTAAATTTAATGGAAACAATTCTATAAAAACTGGTGTTAGTAGTTTTCCAGCTACAGTAACCCTCTCTTTTTGGTTTAAACAAGGGGAGATTGATACTTCAGCTCAACACTGTTTATTTAGCTTTTTTGGTAACGGTAAAAATATTTTAAATTTGTGGCAATATACAACTGATCTAAAGAAGAAGATGTTTTTTGATATTAATCAAGGTGAATCCACAAAACCACTTCCTCTAACTTATGAGGATAATTTATGGCATCATCTAGTTGTTGATACATTAGGAAATGTTTATGTAGATGGTGAAAAGGTTTTGGAAATACCTTCGGTTGATTTATCAACTGTAGATAGACCTTTACTTATTGGAGGAGATTGGGATCCAGACAATAATAATCCTAACGATTTTGCTTGCAGTGGAACCTATGTTGACCAGATTCGTATTTTTAATCGTATCCTATCTGAAGAAGAAATTAAATTATTATCTCTTGGAGAGAAATATTACCATTGTCAACTTTCCTATTTAAGCCAAGCTCCTGAACAAGCTTTTAGGAAAGAATCTTTTTCTATTTGGGTATCAACACCTTTTGAACAAGAAGAAACTGATAGTGATTGGAATTGGTATCAGATTGAAGTTGACGAAAAGCCTAGAGAAGTTAAGATAGTTTCAGCAGATGTTAATGAAATTAAAACTGTAACAGAAGTTTTGAAAGGTGAAAATTTATTAGTATGTTCTAACAATGAAGTAATAGAAAAACAACTAGATGGTTATCCTGATATTGTGAATACTGTTAATGTTTTAGATGTTTTCAACGATGGTAGTTGCATTGCAACTTATACTTTAGACGGAGATCCTAGTGATCTAGGTGGAAAGTACAATGGACTTTGGAAAGGTAGTGAGCAGTACGAAATTGGTAAGTTTGGAAAGTGTGCTAAGTTTGATGGAGGTAGTTATATAGAACTCCAGAACTCTTCAACTGCTTTAGACACTACTAAACCTTTTACTATTTCACTTTGGGGTAAATTTGATACTATAAATGATAAGTGGTCTAGATTTTTTGACAAATATTTTTATGCTTCAGGTACCACAGTAGATAGAAGAGGAGTAATAATTGCTCGTAAAGCAAACTCAAATGAAATATTTACTGATTATGGGATTTCAGGAAGTTCTGGTAAGATAATATCTTATCCTGCTAAAGAGAAGACTTGGTATCACCTAGTAGTTACTTTTGATGGTAAAACTTTATCTTTCTATGTTAATAGTGTTTTGGTAGGTTCGGAATCAATTTCAACACCAACAAATGCTGATAAGAATGCAACAATAGGTTCTGGTTATGATGGGGGTGGTTATCAACCTCTAGTAGGGAGCGTAGATCAGGTTCGTATTTTTAACAGGCCTTTATCAGAAGAAGAAATTAAGGCTCTATATAAAGAGGAGTTATATAAAATAGATATTTCCTCTTTTAACCTTACCAATCCTCCTACAAAAGCTTGGAAAGAACCAACCAAAGTTTATGTTGCATTAGAATCTAATTCAGATAGGTGCCTGTGGAAAGACGAAGATATAAGTGATAAAATACAGAATGCTACTACATCATCTTTTGAATTTCAAGACATTAGAAGGGATTTAGTAAAAGCAGAAGATTCTTTAATTATTAATGGTAATAACGTAAAAGTGAATGAAGTAACTCCTAAAGGTAGTTGGGATACTTCCACTATGGTTCTCATATCAGATTACTCTGTTGGAAAAGAAGAAACAAATCCAGGAGGAATTTTCTTCCGCCCAGATGGTAGTAAAATGTATATAGTGGGTTATACTAACGCTACAGTTTATCAATATAACCTATCAACACCTTGGGATGTTACTACAGCCTCTCTTGAATCAAGTAAAAGTATTAAAGACCAGGATTCCTCTCCACAAGGTATTTTCTTTTATCCAGATGGTACTAAAATGTATATAGTGGGTTCTTGGAATGATAAAGTTTACCAGTATAACCTTTCTACTCCTTGGGACGTTACTACGGCAACTTTCGTATCAAGTAAGAGTATTAAAGATAAAGACAATAACCCACGAGACTTGTTTTTCCATCCAGATGGAAGTAAAATGTATATAGTTGGAGATGGTAATAATACAGTTTATCAATATAACCTTTCAACACCTTGGGATGTTACCACAGCCTCTCTTGAATCAAGTAAAAGTATTAAGGAATTCTTTGACTATTTAACTGGTATTTCTTTTAATCCAACTGGTGATAAAATGTATGTAGTAGGCACAACAGACCCATTGGTTTGCCAATATAACCTTTCAACACCTTGGGATGTTACTACAGCAACTTTCGTATCAAGTTATAAAATTGAGTCAAAACCACAGAGCATCTTTTTCCATCCAAATGGCGATAAAGTGTATATACTAAGTGGTAGTGATGACAAAGTTCATCAATATCTCTTACCTATTAATTATCAAATTAAAGTACCAGAACAACCTTCTACCATTACATCTGTTATCATTCCACAGAGAATTACACTTCAAACTCTACAGAATAGAACTTACTTGACAGATCAAGACATTATCAGATCAAAGTACCAAACTGTTAATAAGAAAGGTAGAGCACTGAGAGTCAAACTTGAAGGTATTGAAAATACATATGTAGATAATTTCAAAGTTAATTTATGGACTGAGTAATCTTTAGTGAGGAGAATGTAATGAAGTTTAAAATTGCAAAGAAGCAAGTGAAACCAGGATTCTTTAAAAAAGTTGTAATAGAGGAACCATCTTCTATTTCTCTAAACAAGAAAGGTAAAATGAGGTATAGGGTTAATAATGAAGTATTTGATATACATGATAGTGTTGCAGATAATGCTAAAATGATTTCTCTAATCTTTGCTCTCCTTTCTAGAATTTGGGAAGAAGCTATCCCAAATGAAATTAAAGATAAAATGGATAAGGAAACTCGTGAAATGATTGAATATGCATTTAATAAGTATCATTCAATTCAAACTCGTGCTGATGTAGAATTTCTAATAAACGGTAAGGAGTTAATAGATAAACTCATGGATAGGCAAGACAAGATAGGTAAACTCTTTAAAGAAATCTACGGTATTAAGGGAAGTAAGTAATGGCTATGTATCCTTTGTTTAAGTAAACAATCAATGTTTCACTTATTATCTCTAAACAACGTTAAATGAGGTAGAACAATGAGTTTAGGAAGTTTCTTTTTCAGAGGAGGTAAGGGAGGGTCTTCCTCCTTTCCTATTGGATTTGAATTTGCTCCTGATGGTTCTTTAAGATTAACAGGTAATGCTACAGTTTTTAATGATCAGCTAACTAATAGGATTACAGGTGATCCTAATGTAGTTGAATATGCTTTAGCTTCTACTAAGTATGAGCAGAAGACTGATTATGCAGTTTACAAGAATAAAGTTTGGATAAAAACCTCTCTTAATCCTAGGGAGACTAAAACCTATAAGTTTGTTCCAGGATCAGGTAGTGCTAACAATAAAGCTGTATTTCTCCTTTACGATGATTTTGATACCTTAAATGAAGATACTTGGACTTACCAATATGGAGGGCTTGACGCTAACAGTCATTTAAAGGTAAATGGAGGAAATAACATTCTAGGTACCAAATCTAAAATACCTATTCCTACTAATGTGGTAATAGAATGGAATATGTATTCTAAAGATATGGATTTTGACTCAGGTATTAGACTGGGCCCCCTTTATCTAATTTCTGATAAAGGAACTGGTAATCATTCTATCTGTACTAGTTTGTGTTATCCTAATGGTTCTCAACAACCTAATAAGTGGAATGATTATCAAGCTATTTTAACTCCTACTCAAACTATCTTTAAGAACCTATCTGTTAATAAAACAGTTAAATCAGTAAGTATCCTTTACAAAGGTGGAGAATATCTCCAATTTGTCTGTGACTCAGATACCACACTTAACCCTTTATTAGTAGATTACATTTGTGTTAGAAGATACTTCAATGAGAGTGATATTGATGTTTCTGTAACTACTGATGAAAAAGGAAATAAGTTAGTTCAAATAACTAACTTATCTGAAAATCCTTACTATGATATACAAGTTCCAATTGATACATTACCTCTTGATTATTACACTGTATATGCTGAAGTTATTTCTCCTACGTTCACTACTTTAGCTTTTCCTCCTAACACTATTAGCTCTATCTCATTTTTTACTCAGTTTAACCACTCTGCTAAATATGATAGCAACTGTATGTTTCACATACACTCTTTCATTCCTCCTGATGCTAGTCCTGGAAAGGTTAAATTGAAGTTGGAATGGGAAACTATTCCAGTAGAAATTATAAATACTGGTTCAGAATATCAGCAAGTTAGTACTACGGACAAGAATGTTAAAACTATAATCAAAACTTTTGAAATAACAGAAGATATGATTGGTAAGCATGTTTTACTCAACTTTGGAGCAATTGACCAAGTTAAATCATTATCTCAAATAGTATTCCACAGATTAACTAGGTTAGGGACTGATACTGATGATACTTTCAACAGTGAATTACCGATACTTTATGTAGATTGGCATACTGAGATGGATTCAATTGGTTCTCAAGAAGAGTTTAAGAAATAATTAAGGAGTTAAGTTATGATTGAAAGGGAATTAGTCTTATCTCAACTAACTTCCGTTTATATCCATCGTTATTACCCTGAATGGAAGCAAAGGAGTGATGAAGCTGATTGGAAACTTCATACTACTAAACTTGTAACTTATTCTAAAGGTTCTCTTACAGTAGATAAAATAGGTCAACTTATTTATGAATCTTCAGCTAAGATTCTAGAAGGAGTTTCTGATTTCAATACTGAACTAGAAAATCTTTGTAAGGTATTTGACTTGAGAGAAAGTTGGGAACAGCTACTCAAGGTTGGAGTTAGGACTGGTTGGTTGGGTATAATCAAGCAACTACATAAACAAATCCTTAATGATTCTTCTATCCCTGATAACAAAATCTACTTTGCAACTAGGGAAAAGTATATCCCTCTTACTAAATTCCTACCTTAAGAGGTGAGAAATGATTCAAGTATTTGATAAGAACGGAAATAAGATTGCAGAGTCTAATAGTAGCATTTCAGTAGAAGTAGAGAATTCTAGAAGAGATTGCATGGTTTACATTGATTACACTAAAGGTAGTGAAGATTCTATTACTGTTTCCTTTGGAGCTAAAGAAGTTACCACAGGTGAGATATTTCCTATCCAGCAGGATGATGGTTCTAATTTAGTTGATTATAAAAGAATTCTTAGTGCAGGCAAGTATAGGATTTATCTCCCTATGGCTCAAAATGAGGAGGCTTTACAAGTTAATGTTTTTATGAATGGTGATTTATCTTCTGAAGGAACTGTTAAGGTATGGGTTATTCCTATGTATAAATCCTACTAAGAGGTAATCAATGCTACCAATTTTAACAATACTCGTAAAGTTTCTATTCAGCAGAACTGGTATAGCACTACTATCAACAATCTTTATTTGGGGAGAACTAACATTCTTTAAGATAGAAACTGAGATATTACAGAATAAGATTATTTCCCTTAAACAACAGATTAAACAAAAACAAGCTACCATAGATAACCTTAACAGCCAACTTAAAGTTATTCAATCTCAACTCACAGCCTGTTACTCCACTTATAACTCTTATAGACAAACTTGTGAACAAGTAATTAGAGAAAGAGATTCTTTAATCACTAAGCTAACTAAGTTAAAAACTACTATCTACAAATTAGAGCATACTAACAAGGTTTTAAAGAACCAAACTATTAGAGTAGAAGTTAATCCTAGTGATGAGGTAAGCAATGTTCTCCAATTCAAGGATTTTATTTCTAACAATTCCTCTACTGCTAAGTAGTTGTGTTACTACTCAACCCAGTCAACCTAAAATAGTTTATAAAACCAAAGTTGTTTATAAATGTGATTTACCTAAACTTCCTAATCCACCTCAACCTCCCCAGATTAACCTATACAAAGTTAAGTTGAATAACAAAGTTTATTACTGCTATGATTCAGATTCTGCTTACCAAGTTTCTCAGTACTTAATTCTTCTCCAAAATTATTTACAGTCTTGTAGATTGATTACCCAACAAGGAGTATCAAATGGAAATAGTAGAACTAATGGACAAGGCAATTAGAGAATACCCAACTTGGAAATTGGTTGTAGTTTCTATGTCTATGGGAGCAGGAGGAGTAGGGGGATATTTCTTAACTAGAACTTTTTATGGATTTATGGCAAAACTTATCATATCAGTTCCAATTGATAAACCTAAAACTGATGAAAAAGTATTGGAGCTTCAGTTCAGGAATATTGAGAATCTTATTAACAGTATAGAAAAGTTAATAGAATCTAGAGATAGGACTAATGATGCTAATAATCAACTGATTACTGAGAAGCTAGAGGAAGTAAAATCCTTACTGAATAGCATGAAGAAAAAGCTAGAGGAAGATATTCCAAAGAAGCTAGATGAAATATCTGATAATGTTAAGAATATCACTTGGAGGAGCTAATGACCTGTGACAAATCTTGTGGACTAGATACCTGCTCTATTATCAGTATGAAGGAAATCCTTCACAATATCCACTATCCTGAGATTAAAGAAAACCCTCCATTTGAACAAGTTGATACAGATTTGAGGATAACTGCTAGTGGGTGTAAGTGGTTGTCTATCATAGCTAGAACTATTTCTAATACATTTATGGAAATGAGGTATTGCAGACTAAAGTTCTATCCTGAAACTTATAACATAATAAGGTTAAAATATTCCTTGTGGTCTCTGTGGTATCATCAATTAATCAACTACATTTCAATCTTAGCTTATCGTAATTGTTCTTTATATCCTGAACCTATTTTAGAGACTGCTAGAGAAGTTGAAGAGAAATATTCAGAAGAGCTAAGGAACCATAATCATGAATTAGCCAATTTATTCCTTAAGACTCACTTTAAAGTATTCCAAGTATTTGTTAAACGCTTAAGGTATATATTAGATTTGAATCTACCTTATGAAGAAACTACTGATAATATAGGGATGCTTTTATCAGGTGGATTAGCCTACTCTATTTGTGAAGTAACCTCATTGGACTCATTCCTACAAAATGACCCTCATGTTTTCATACTACCAGAGGTATTCTACCTTAACAAGGAGATTAACATCTTTAACTTAGTACTTTCAGAATTCCCAGAAACCAAATTCAAAATTTATTACATTAACCCTAGTCCAGAGTCTAGAACCATTGTTAAGTGGTACTTAGAACAAGAAAGACTAACAAAGTTAGCGATAACTTACTAAAGGAGTAGAATGATGGAAACCCTTAATCCAATTCAAATGTTAACTATTTCTAAACTTTTGGGATTAGTGCTATTCATAATGTTATCGTTAATCACCATTACCTTAACTAGAATGAGTGTACTCCACATTTTCCAAAAAGAATTTAAGATCATCCACAAAAAAGTGTTTGAAGAAGGCAATGTTGCAGTAGCTATTTATTCAGGATTAATAATAGGATTAATAGCTTTAGGATTAATCTACGCTTTTACCAACTTCATGCTTTAGGTAGAAAGCTATGAAGAAGTCAATTCTGATCTTTCTTATTTGGCTACTTACGATACTTACTAATCAAGCTTATAGCTTAACTATCAATCAAGTAGTTAACAATCATAAATATGATATTTATTTTCAAAGGTATGGTAAAAGGTATTTTTGGTGGTTGGACTGGAGATGGTTTAAAGCTCAAGCTATTCAAGAGAGTTCTCTTAATCCTAGAGCTAAAAGTTATGTAGGTGCTCTAGGATTAATGCAGATTATGCCTGAAACAGGAAAATGGTTAGGTATTAAAAACCCTAACCTGCTCCTTATTCCAGAAGTTAATATTGCTATTGGTATTAAATATGATTGGATAATAGCTAAGTGGTGGAGGAAGAAGTTCCCAAAACTAGAATATTTAGAAAAACTTAACTACATATTTGCTAGTTATAATGCTGGTATGGGATGGATTTATAAAGCGTGGAAGGATGCAGGAAGGCCTTACTATTGGAAGGAATTTAGAGAAAACTTATGTAAATTTACTGGAAAGCATTGTAGGGAAACTATTACTTATGTAGATAGAATTAACTACTACTATTTCAAACTAAGTAGGTGAGGTAAAGAATGACCTTAAAGACTTCTCAACTTCAGCAAATATTCCTTGACTCTGAAAAGCCTTATCTAATCAGAGTAATATTTTTCCAAGGGATATCATTCATATCCAGGCTTATCAAATGGTTTACTAGGAGTAAATTTTCTCATGTAGGATTTGATTTAGATGGTTATTATAGAGTAGAAGCTTGGGAAAATACTAGACATAAGTATTTAGGAATCTTTGGAGCTAAGTGGCAATTAACTACTCCTAGCTACCATACTAAAGGTACTCCTTATGTAGTCTTAGGTAAAGAAGTAGACTATGAAACTTATACTGAATACTTCAAAATATTAGATTTTATTTGTCAAGCTGGGTTACCTTACGATTACACAGAGATAATTAAATTTGTTATTAAAGGTAAGGAATCAGAACCTAATGGTAAGTTTGTATGTTCTACTGGAACTTGCTTTATTCTACAATATTTAGGTGTTTTACCAGAAGAAATACCTTACTGGAGGCAATCTCCAGAAGATGTATATGAACTGTGCTTAGCTAATGGATTTAGAGTAGTTGAAAAAGGAGTGGTTAATTAAAGAGGTGAAAATGAAACAAAACCTTTACCTTTACAAAGTAAAGTCTATTGATAAAGTTGTAGATGGAGATACAGTTATCCTTACTGTTGATTTAGGCTTTTATTTATCCTTTAAGATTAAGGTTAGGTTAAAAGGTTTTGATGCTCCAGAAATATTTAGACCTGCTAATGAAAAAGAGAAAGAAGCTGGATTTCAAGTTAAAGAATACCTAACTAAATTATTAGTTGAAAACCAACAGGACTTATTCATTAAAACATCTAAAGTTCCAGGGATATATGGAAGGTGGGAAGGGGAGATTTTTATTGTTAAGGATGGTAAAGTGGAAAGTGTAAATTCTAAAGTCATTAATTTTATTAATGAGAATAAACTAGATAAGCAAAGTTTAAGAAACTTAAAGGGTTAGAGGTTAACCTCTAACCTTTGTTTTATAAGGTAGATATAGTGGTTATAATACCTTGCTTTTAACTAGACTAATCTTCTCGGAAACCTTTTCATGATATATTTTGGCGTAAGGAGAAATTCCATAATATCTTCTAATAGCCTTTCTCCAACTACCAGTTTGGTTGTAATAGTACCTTAAGATATAAGCTCCAACCCTAATGTTAACATCAGGATAGATTAGTAAAGATTCAGGTATATTAAGAGCTTCAGACCACACTTTAGGATTAACCTGCATTATTCCTATGCATCCATAACTAGAACAGGCATAAGGATTAAAATGAGATTCTTGCCAAGCTACTGCTATTAGTATAGATAAAGGAACATTAAACTCTTTACTAGATTCTACTAAGCTTTTAGCTATCAGGTTAATTTGGTTAGAAGGAAGACTAGGATTTACTCCTTTGATAAAAGACTCTAGTTTATTAAGGACTGAAGGTTTTGGTTTAGTCTCACAATGATTAACTTTAACTTCTAGGTTAACTAACCTGTTTCTTACTTCATTAAGTTCTTGATTAAGCTTAGCTTGAGTTTCCTTCTGCTGAACCTGTACCTGCTTTATAAGAGTCTTGGTTTCCTGTAGGGAAGAGTGAACATAGGATAAGGTTAGGATGGAGTTAAGCCCTAGTAAGGTTAAGATAGAACCTAGTAAAAGTTTGGATTTCATACTTAACCCCTCCCCTCAGATTTATAGTCTGGTTGATGGGATTTACATTTACTAAAATACTTGCGGAATGGTTCAACAATTGTAAATGATTCTATTAAATTTTGCAACGAATAAAACTTTGATCTATAAACCTTTTCCCAGTCTCCATTACTCTTCTCAATTATGAAATAATCAGCACTTTTGGGTACTCCTATTACCAATGATTCTTTATAGTAAATTGAATAAGCATATCCCATTCTTCTCATCATTCTAAAACACTCCATTACCTTTTCCCATTGTTCTTTTGTAATCATAGCTATCCCTTTATTTATAAGGTTATCCACCCTTTTGCTTCAAACTCTTGCAAATCAATGAAGTCTTCAAACCATCCCTCTACCAACAAATACTTTTTCACATGTAACTCAATGAAATCACTCTTTATTACCTCTAAATCAATCTCACCTTTTTCTATTCTTCCAATCCCTGAATTACTCACATCAGCACACGACCATAAGCACCAATGATACTTTTTAGTACTACCAAAAATAATTACATCAAAAGTACAGTCTAAAACATCACAAATCTGAGGTATGTCAAGGTGAAACTCTGATTTAAACATATTAATGATATGTGCTTTCTTCCTAATACTTTCATTATCAAGCAAGATAATAAACTTTTTATTCTTTAAATAATTTACATATCCTTGTAAAAAATCAGTAGATATGTAATGATACCATATACCAGGAATAAATTCATCAACTAAACTTTCAGAATTATATTCTAAGCAATTGTCAAAATATCTATCAAACCAGCTAAACTCCATCATACCTCCATTACTCAATTTTCTTATAGCTCTTTGGATAAAGGATAAAATCAACCCCACACTTACCACAAGTACATAAAAGCTTTTCAAACTCTGGGAATTCTGAAATTTCCAAATAAGAAGATTGGCATACTGGACACTTCAGTTTCCAATCTTTACCAACCTTACAATCCCTTTCCAGTTCCTTAAATCCCATAACATTAACTCCTCTTAACTTAATTAGGTTAAGGATAAGAGCTCCCTTCTTGGGGAGCTCTAAGTTAAATTGCCTTAAGGAGTAAGACTTTTCATTTTTTCAATAATCATATCAATCCCTTCATCAAAACTCTCCTCTATCAACCTCTTTCTCCCCCAAGGATTAGATAAACTCATAATAACATTACCTACCTGATACTTATCATAACCAGCTTCAATAAATTCCTGCTTTTTCTGGTTGAAAATCTCCCTGAGTTCCATTAGCTTATTAGCCCTTTCTTGTCTTAGAGCCAATCCTTCTGAAAGAGGAACATTTTCAGCTCTATCAATTTTCTTAATTAAGTTATAGAAAGTAGAAGCTGGAAAGCGATTATCTATAGCGTAGCACAGTCCAAAGGTTACTAAGCACATCTCTCCAACAGTATCTTCCACTATAAACTCAGTTTCGTTAGGTATAGTTTTGATAAACTCTTTATAAACTTTTAGAGCTTCAATTGACTTGTCCTTGACATTAGGAGCTTTTTCAATGTTCATGTCTAGGATATACTTAGCATCTTCAAATGGAATTACTAAAACAGGTATTTCTCCACTAACTCCCAACTTCTTTAGAGCCATTAGCCTATGTTGACCATTAACAATCCAGTACTTACCATTACTTTCATATCCAATAAGAGGGTCTAGGAAACCTAGTTTGGTCATAGACTTAACCAAATTATCAACATGTTTTTCGCTAATCTCCCTTTGTAATGGAGAAGGTTCAACTAAATTAATGTCAACTAGCTTAATAACCCTTTCCTTACCACTAACAGGTTCAGTGTACTTCAGTTCCATCTTAACCTCCTTTTAGGATTATTTGAACCCATTCATCAATAATTGGCAATTCTATATCCGCAAGAGTTTCATCTGGTAGAATCCCGTAGACCCACAACAGTGCTTTAACTAACTCTTCATCTCCAAAAGCATTAAGAAACTTCTCTATTGAAACTTTGTGAACTAGTTCAACTTTCTCTAACACTTCGTAAAGTATAGTTGGAACAGTTTTACTAGTAACATCTATAACCTTGATATCCAAATCAGGGAATTGAGCTGGTAAGTTCTTGTATAGGTTGTTTAAAAAGTCCCACTTGCCTTTCTTCTCATAGTAATCCCTATCAGCTTTAATAAAAGGTTGGTTTCCAGTAAGGATAACTATTTTATATTCGCTAAATACTTTTTCAAACACATCACGATTAATCTTTACTAAAGTGTTAACAATCTTATCATCTATACCTAACATTTTAGAGTACACATAGGTAGATAACCAAAACCTATCAAATACTGTATTCTCTTTTACCGTTAAGTAATCAACTAAGTTAGAACAAGTATGTAACAATTGTCTTTCTACTGGATTCCAATCAAAATTCTCCTTTACTTCTCTTTTTATCCAACCTAAAATACTATTAGGATTAGGTTGTCTAATCCAATCCCATTCTAATACTTGAGCTAAGTACTTACTGATAGTAGTTTTACCTAACCCATCTGCTCCTTCAACGATTATAGCTTTCATCTTCATTCCTCACTACTTCAAATCCTTTGGTTTTAAGTAAATTGAGTTGTTCTTTTCCTATTTCATAAGCTATGAAATTTCTATTCCACTCTCTAGCTACCTCAATAGTGGTACCTGAACCTACACAAGGGTCAACCACTAATCCTCCTTCAGGAGATAAAATCCTAACTATCATCTCTAATAGCTTAGGAGGCTTCCTCGTAACTCCAGCTTGTTTTCTTACAGCAGGAATGTTCCAGACATCGTGAAGTTGTTTACCGTTGTTATAAGTCTTAGACAACTCATAATCAAAGTACCATTTTCCTGGTTTATTGAACCAGAGTAATATTTCGTTGGAGTAAACTAAACTTCTCCTGTGAACTGAAGGAGCTGGATTAGTTTTGTGCCAAATAATGTGATGTCTAAACTGAAAACCATACTTCTCTAACTTCAAGAAGTAAGGGATTAATGAACCGTACACTCCTGATATAACTATATTACCTCCAGGTTTGAGAACTCTTTTTGCACCTGATACTAACTGCTCAGCAAACTCTTCTAAATATTCTTCTGAAACTAAATCCCAGTCTCCTTTTTTAGGTTCATACCCTATCAAAGGGTTATTTAGAATTTCGTTTCTACTGATACCATAAGGAGGATCAGCAAATATTAAATCTACTGTTTCATCTTCTATCTCTTCAAAACCAAAGAAAGACTTAGCATAAACAACATTAACTTTCATTTCCACTACCTCTATTTTAAAGAGTTCTAAGTTCTTTAACAAAATTATTAAGAACTTCTCTTTCCTTCCAAGTTAGAGAAGTTAAGCACTCTCCTTTCTTCCTGGTGTAGAGAACCTCAGACCAATCTTTACCTACCATAGCTAGTACTTCCCAACTAATCCTATCAGAAGCTTTAACCTCAAACAAAACTTCAGAATACTCTTTACCCTCTTGGATTTCCTTAACAATAGCATTGAACTTCCTTAGTATTCCTTCCAACCTCCTCCTACCCATAGTACCCTCCTCATCACTTATCTTTCTATTAAACTAAACCTGATTCAGGTTAAATTTCAGGTTGTAGGCTAACTATCCTTTCTACTAAACTAAACAGGTTAGCTAGAGAAAATCAGGCTGGTTAAGGTAGGTTAGAATACTCAGAAACCCCTTCCTCACTCTTTCTTACTTCTATAACATTAGAAACCATTTCCTTTAGCATTTCATTGTGGGTAATAATGAATACTGATTTCTCCCCTTCAAAACCTGTAAACAACTCTACTGCAAATTGAAGGTTCTCTAAATCTAATGCATCAAAGATTTCATCTACTACTAGAAGGTTAGTTCTAATCCCTCCTATCCTTTCCATTAACTGCTGTAAAGCTAAAAGAATAACAATACTAACCTTCCTCCTTTCCCCTCCTGAGAGTTGTTTTAAATCCAATACCTGATTATTCCTCTTAATCTCTAAATCCAATCCTCTACCTAATTTGAACCCAATCTCAAACTCAATAGAGAAATCTGCTAGAATTGTATTAAGAGCTTCTACATATCTATTAAGCAAGTTGGTTCTAAACTGAGAAGAAGGTTTAAGTAAATCTATAACATAATTAAGGAATTCTATATCAGATTCCAATTCATTTTGTTTAGCTTGTAAGTCTTTTAATTCAGTTTGGATCAAGTCTAATTCTCTGGTTATCTCTTCTAACTTACCTTTAACATCACTCTGAGATTTATCTATTGCCTCTTTAAGAGAGTTTATCCTTCTCATAAGGGTTTGGTATTGAGTGAGTAAATTTTGTCTCTTATAGGCAATCTCTCTTTGGGATTCCAACTGAGATTTAAGTTGTTTTAGCTTGACTATACTATCCTTAAGAATCTTTAACCTTTCTTCAACTTGCTTTATTAAGCTATCAGGATAAGGTTGACCACAGGTTGGACATATACCAGACTGTATGATAGAAAACTTTTCTTGGTATTCTTTTTGGAATAAGGTTAACTTCCTTTCTAGTTGGGAAAGTTGATTCTGGATAGAGATAAGCTCTATATCAGGTAGGTTATTGAGTTCTGATTCTATCCTAGACTTAGTAGATTCAGTTTCGGAAAGCTCTTGTTTAATAGAGTCTAAACCAGTTTGGTTTTCTAACTCCTCTAACTTACCTTGTAGGTAGTTTTGTTTATTCTCAAGGTTAGAGATTTCTAATAGAATCTGGTTAAGTTGAGTTTGAACCTCCTTGAGCTTCTTCTGTAACTTTTCCTTCCACTTATCCCAGTAAGCTATACCTATTAGCTCTTCAAAAACTACCTTTCTAGTAGTAGGAGTAAGGGAAGTAAAGTCGTAAGGCAAACCTTGAGTAAGGATAACACAGGATTGGAAAAGTTCATAGCTACCTATAAGCTCTTCAATCTTCTTGTTAGCTTCTCTAATAGTGTGTAGTACTAAATCTTGACCATCTATCTTTATTCTAACAGTAGAACCGTGTTCAGGATGGTTCTTGTATCTAGAGATAAGAATTAGTTTATCATTAATGGAAAGCTCTACACTACCACAACAGTAAGCTGAACCTTGTCTGATAAAGTTATTAGTTCTAGCCTTACCATAAAGAACCCAAATTAACCCTTCAAACATAGAGGACTTGCCTGAACCATTTTTACCTACTACACAGTAAACTTTGTTGGTATCAAGATTAACAGAGAGTTCCTTAATAGATTGGAAGTTTTCTATGTAGTAACTTTGAAACTTAACTATCATCTCTTTCTCCTTTAATTTCTTCAATTAGAAAGACTAAAGTTTTCAGTTCTTTAAATTTTTTCTCATTATTATAAAGCTTATAAAACTCTAATTTTCTAATATCATCCCAAACTTGAATCATATCTATAATATCTTGAACATCCATTTTCACTTTACTCCTCCTCATTATTTAAGAAGTTCTTTCAACATCTTAACTTTATCAGGATACACTTCTTTGATTTCATTTTCCAATAACTCAATAGGAGATTGGAAGCTATCTAACTCATATTCAACTGGAATTTCTTTAATATCTTGTTTCACTAACTTAACTTGAATGTCCACTCCATTAGGTAAT